CTCCGAAGTTACCCACCGCCACACAGCCAGAAAGAACCTATTTTGTATCAACTTGTACATATAAACTAAGCTTATATATTTTACTTAAAATATAAGCTCAACTTATTATTTCAATTTATAAATATTTTGTAATTTTACTTGACAATTTTTTATACAAGTCTCAAGTCTTAAAATTGTCTCATCATAAGATTGACTAAGTATTTATACTTAGTCAGTAAAATATAAGCCCAGCTTATCAATCAGACTTAAATGATAAGCTAAATACTAAAATTTTAAAATATAGCTATTTTTGGGTTAACAGCTTTTTATAAGTACTCTCTAAGTACTCTATAAGGCCGTCAGGCAGGCCTAAATACTCCTAGAGTACTATCACACCCAAAACAAAAAACAAGCCTATTACAGGCGATTTTAGGCGAGATCGCTTGCTATCACTAGGCTCAGTTTTGTATAATGCTTATACAAAAACAAAAAAGCATAAAAAAAGCAGGCTTTAAGCCTGCTTAAATCGTTTTAAATAGGGATTAATCGATATAACCCGTATAATATTCGATTATTTCCTTAGACTCTTTTTCGCCAGCTTTTAACTCTTTTTTAGTGAGTTTATTATCAGTATTTGAAGCCATAAATAAATCTATAAAATGCCTTCTTATAGCTGGTTTAATGTCCCTGTAATCCTCGAATAAAGCGAGACTACAAAACACTATTAAAGCCCTTTTGCCCTCGGCCTTAGTTCTTTTTTGTAGCCTATGGAATGTCCCTGTATAACAAGTAAGCCAGCTTTTAACCTCGCTTGTTATGTCCTCGGGTTTTTCAAACAAATCAGAATACATAATAAAAAATAAAGATAGAGTACTAATACAGTATTACATAAAAAAAGGGGTTTTAACAACCCCTTAATGTTTATTTAGTTTTAATGTCTATCAAAATAGTAATTGATAGGAGAATAAAAAAGAGACTAACCATTAATTAACTTTAACCTCAATTCTCTTTTCATTAAGTCAAGTTCAAACGGCCTGATCTTTTCATACAATCTACCGCCTAGACAGTTAAAGATTTTAGACTCTGATAATATTTCCTCGCCTAGAATATAGGCGGTCATATTGGCTATATCTTCAGAGTTAGAAAGATCACTTGAGATCTCGCCAAAATTAAATAACTCATAATCTTTAATTAGATTAATTGCATTTAATATGCTATCCCCTAACCACTTCTTACAGCGATAATAACCAATTAAGAAATAATCTTCATTAAATAAATAATAATGAAGTTCAGCCCAGTCAATAGTTAACCAGTTAGAGGTACAAGGGAAATTAAATAAATCTTCTTGAATTTCCTCTATTTTTTCGATTGCATGATTGATGCAATCATTTTTTAAATCTTGCATTGAATTAACCTCTAAAGATAAGTTTAAAAAGTTTAACAATGAAAGAATAATCATTCTTTCTTTGTTGATTTTCTATAAATTCCATATAAGCAATGGAATTAACGTCTTGAATGTCTAGCCTGTCGGGTAGATAATCGTTAGAAAATAAGTTCATAAAGATAGTATTTAAGAATACTTTTTTAAAATATAAGAAAATACATTAAATTCAATACTATATTACTACTTCTTAACAATATGTAACAATTGTAAAATGTATCGTATGATACAGAAATTTTTGTATAATATGCTACACTCATTTTGTATCATCTTGTACCTTTTTAAGGTTGTAACATTTGATACATTAAAATTTTTGTAAAAAAAAATAGGCTTGTAAAAACCTATGTGTGAGTTAGCGAGTCCCCGAGTCCCCGAGTCCCCGAGTCCCCGAGTCCCCGAGTCCCCGAGTCCCCGAGTCCCGAGTCCCGAGTCCCTTATGATTTGTAGATTTGCCCTGATCTAAAAGGCATTAAAATTTCCTCTTGATAGCGATCATAGATAAACCACTTAAAGTTTTTTTGAAATACACTTAAACCAAAAGCAAACTCCTCTAATAAAGCGTTTAACCTTGATTTAGTTGTATTAGTTTGCCAGCCGCCATCGAAGATGGTTAATTCTCTTTTAGGGTGGTTATAACTGCCTATAAGGTTATTATGTAGGTAGATTTGTGACTCTATACCATCAGCAGAAGTTCTTACTGCTGTGTTACCTTTTGAGAAGTATTTTTTTTGAACCCTGATAGCGTGGTTCATTTCTTTTTCAATTTTTCTCATAACATTTAAAGATAAAGAATAAAAAATAGGACTTACGTTCTTAGTGTGATTTAGTAAATAGTGTGAGTTAGTTAGTGAACTGCCTATGACCTAATATTAGTGCATATTTTGGCCTAGTTAGTATTGTTACAGTACTTCTTAATACTTTGTAACAATTAATAAAGAGAGCATTTTTTTATTCTCTCAGGGAAATAAGTTCCTACAACCTCATTGTACATAGCCATAAAATTAACTATTTCAGTATCGCTAAATTTTGCAAGTGCATCTTTTTTAGCGTGTTCTAAAGATTGCAACATTAAGTTAGTCTGCCAATCAGTTAACTTAAAAACTCGCATCTTTTTGATTTGATTGTCTGTAAGGTTCATAATAAAAGATAGTTGCTTTAACAATTCAAATGTACCTTAGATTTATAGCTAATTAGTATTGTAACAGTACTTCTTAACATTTTGTAACAATAAAAAAAGAGCTAATTTTACTTAGCTCTTACTAACCCTTTTGTGTGTGTGATCGCTTGCCTGCGAGTCTCTCAGCGAGTGCCTGCAAGTCTTTAACCCTCTTCTACCAAGTGAGTTAATTTCATAGTTCTCAATCCAGTATCGTCAGTAAAGAAAAATTTACCTATATGCTGTTTTTGAGCTTTCTCGATAATTGCATGACATCTATCAGCAATTTCTTGATGATTTTCGGCCATACGTCTTTCTACTCTTTGGTATAAAGTTCGATTATCGAAAATTTCTTGAATGATGTAATAATCGGTCATTTTCGTACCTCCTCAAAGTTGTAAGTTTTTTCTAAAATGCTCCGCACTCTCTCTCTATCTATAGAATCGCCATCCCCCCAAGTCCAAGTAGATTCGGGATTATCTAAAAACAATTCATAATCTTTTACTGCCTTTTTGATGTCAGTTTTTGTAAGTTTTTGCCCTGTTACCATCTGGTGTAAGGGGTAAATTGCATCATAAGAACCATAAAAGCTATAGACATAATCTATAAATTCTTGTTTTTGTGAAGTTAAGATAGAAGTCATTGATAAAGATAGTTTGTTGAACACCCTTACTATAGCTGTAATTTTTACTTGTTAGTATTGTTACAGTATTTCTTAACATTCTGTAACAATAAAAAAAAGAGGGGTTTATCACTCCCCTCTAGGTACTATCTTTATATGCCACCCTGTTTGCGTGCCTGCGAGTCTCTGCAAGTCTCTACTAGCCATAAACTAGGGTGTTATAGGTTGTTATCTGCAGTATAGAATCTGCTATAGAAGAATCTATAAGTCCCAAGTCTTTATCCTTAAATGCTTCAAAAACTTGACCACAATCATAAGTATTAAGATTAGTTTTACCTGAGACTATGTTTTCTATAGCTTTAATAACATCTCCAACTTTTAATTCATGTTTATCTTCTTCAATATCTTCTATCCTAATTTTGGTGTCTAGTGTTAAATCTTTTACCCAAGCGCAACAGCCCTCATGCTCATAATCTTGATTAGGTAGGTAGTAGCCATCTTCGTCTTCTTCAATGTCTCCTACTGTAACGCTATGCGCCCAATATCCTGACCCTTGACCCATAGTGCAAAATAAATCTCTAAGGTCTTGTATGCTAATTTCAAACCAAAAATTAGCGTGTAATTGAAATTTTTGTTCGGTTGTTTTAGGCATTACTCCTCCTCCTTTTTGTTTTCGTCAATGTAATCTAATAACTTATATGCCATATCATTAATAACTTCATACTGAGCCAAACCAATAAGCTCAAATATATTTTCTTGACCACTAGCATGATCTGACTCAACAAGGCCACGATTTAGGTTCTCTCCTAACCATCTAACTCGATCAGCATTGTAAACATCTACAAGACCATCAACAATTTCAAATCTACGATCTTCTACCTCGTCACGATCTTCGCACTCTACGAAATCTAAAAGTAAAAAATAGATAGTGCTATATCGCCAATCATTAGGCCACTCTTCATCATGCAATTTATATATGAGATTATCTAGTATCTCTTCTCTATCGACATGATTATCATCAATAGTGTAATAAGTTTTACTCATGCCACGATCTACTTGCTCTTGAGTTCTAGTGTTTCTTACAAAAGCGTCAATTAAATACTGTGTGTATTCTTGAAATTTAGTTTTAGTTGAATTAGCCATAAGCTTAAAGATAGAAAATAAAAGTTAGTCAGGACTTACAAGACGTAATTTCTTAACTGAATTAAGACAACCATAGATCTCGGCCTGATATTTATACAATAGCAAATTATAATACTATTGTGGTAGTTTGTTACATTTGTTAATACTCAATACCATATCCGTCAGTATCTTTAAATTCATTTAAAAACTTTTTTATAACATAAGGATTCAAAGTTTTATTATGAAAGACTTTAATAAATTGAGCAGCCATAAAAATTCTTTCTTCGTCCCAAATAGTATTATGATTCACATCAAATTTAATTTGATTTCTAATTGCCTGTGAATAATTTAATTCAACAGTTACATCTTCAAATTTTTTTGTTTTTCTAGTAGCCATAATAATTGATAAAAATAAGGGTTAGTATTATACCTAGAAGTTTTTTCAAGCCCCTTCTAGGCGATTCTGAGAGGGCAATTTTATACCTAAAGCGTCATATTCTGCTTTAAGTTGCTCATCACTAATTTCGTGATTAAACCAAGCGTTTTCAATAATGGCTCTTCTTTCGGCTCTTTCTTTTTTTGTTGATATTCTTTTCATAGGTTTAAAAATAGCGTAAGGAGAGCAGATATAATTGTTTTCCATTAATGGTCACAATTATGAGCTTTATAAACATCTTCATTCCAATGTTCATTATTTTTAAGTATTCCTAGACGAGTCATAATCTGGTCATATACAAACATACCTGATCTACTCATGCGGCCAGAAGTGTAGTCCCAACCTAAATCTACTAGGTCATCTATTAATTCAGAATTTTTTTTGTATTTATCTGTTTTGATTTTTTTAGGTGCAAATGGATTAGACATAATAATAAAAAATAAGGTTTACATATAATGGTTAGGGGGTCTTATGACCCACCTAACCTTTTGTAGCCACCGCTTGCGACTTGCCTAGATAAGCCTACGCTACCGCCTGCTGATTGCCCTGCTGAACTACCAGAACCGCCTTGAGTAAAACCAGAACTAGAACCTAATCTAGGATACTTTTGTTTTTTGTATGCTCTGATAATTTCTTTTTCTGTATTGTTTTTCTTTTGAACTGCTAGTGCAGATTGGTTAACAGTTTTACTGTCAAGTTGTAATTGTCTACCATTCTCTTCCTCTTCTAATTTCATTTCATAGAAACGACTAGCAACTTTGTTTGCCCAACCTTTTCTAAAGCTGTTTCTGTGGGCTGAACCCATCATTGCAACTTGAAATGGATCTTCTTTGCAATGCTTTGTCCAATCATCTTCTAAAGCCTGTAAAAGATAATCTGTATAGATCTCTATTTCTATTTGACTTTTCTTTGATGAGAAGACCTCGAAATGTCTAGTTATCGTACGCTTATAACTATATCCGTTATAGTCAGCGTCATCAAAAGCATAAACAATAGAGCCATTATAAAACCTAGCAACTGCACCTAATATTGTTGCTGTAGCAGGGTCGATGCGCTTGTAAGGTTGTCCATATCTGAATGAGATAGCTTCTATCTCCTCGTCAACAGTAGACATATCTAACTGCTGCTCTAGTTGTTCTTTAGTAATACCTCTAGCTTGAAGCTGTTGCTCTAGCTTTTCTTCTGCTGCTCTTCTCTCGTTAGGATTAGAAGAAGTTGTTAGTCCTAAAATTTTAGATAGAACTGATAATGATCTTGCCATGTGATAAAAGATAGTAAAATTGTTTACATATTTAATATAGCGCATTATGGTACTAATGCGCTACTTTGTTACATTCTGTAATATTTAATTATTGGTTTTTTGAAGCTTTGAAAAAAATAAATATTTAAGATTATTGTTCATTAAAAAAGCAAGAATATAACTTCTTACTATTTTTCTTATGCCTTCTATGTCTGAATAAGTTAATTTATCAGATTCAAAAATATAAGACATTTTATTAAGATCATGTATAAATTCAAAAAATAAATCTTCATTTGAATTGTTGCATCTTTCTATAAGTTCAGAAGTAATCATAATTTTTCTAAAGATAAGGGTTATAGATATACCTAGAACAACTTAGAGGGCTGTTCTAGGCGATTGTGAGTGGACTAAATTAGACCACTACATAAATTTTTTCAAGATAAGGACATTCTTGCTTTGTTTCTAAACAAGTAACAACATCAAAGCTATCCATTGACCAACCTTGAGCATTTGAAATATCAAAAATGTGAACTGTCAACTTTTGATTCTTAGGAAATTTATAAAGATGTTTGTTGCATCTTTTAAAATGTTTCCCTGCTTTGGTTGATAATACATAATTGTCTTCTGAGCCTTGCGCCCAACAATTACAAAGTTCTCGACCTCCAAAGATAAAAGCAAGCTTAGTTGCTTTTTCTGTTTTCAATAAAGTCTTAGACATAAAAGATAGTAAAATAAACTACACACTTAATATAGCAACTATTAGTATTAATATGCTACTCTGTAACAATTTGTAATAATTAGTAGTGGGCTTACATTATTGGAATGTGGCTCAAAAAAGAACTCAGGTATGCCAAATCAAATGCCACTATGCCTATGCCTGCGAGTCTTCCGAGTCTTGCAAGTCTCCCAAGTCTTTAGCATATGGGTCTTTATCAGACCATTCAATATCACCTATTATTTGACCAAGTTGTGATGCTTCTATCTCTACGCAATCGTAATCCCATAGATCATTACCATAATTTTTTCTGTTTTCTGGTGTATCGAAATTTTCCCAATTTTCAATAAAACTGGTATTTATCATACCCGAATCATAAAAAATTTCATCCCAAGATACTGTTTGGATATGTGGTTCTGGTTCAATAAGAAACTGTGGACTATATCCATAAGCTTCTTCAAAGCTTTCCCAATCTCCACTACATCCAACAAATCTCCAATTAAAAAAAGAATGTTTGTTAATAATTGCTTTAGGCATTAATCTTCCTCCTTCTTATCAAGAAAAGCTGTATCAATTCCCATATGCGTAAACTTTCTAAGGATATGGTCTTTGGTATATTCATCTGGAACATATGACATAAGAATTTGTATAGCTGTTTCATATTTGCTATTTTTTCTTTTGTCAACAGGTTGTTTAATAATATCCATGTATTCATCATTATTTTGAATACCACCTGCCACAAAGTCCCATTCGTCTTGCATATAAGATACAAAATCTAGGTATTCTTCAATATGCTCGAAGTCAGCACCTAACCACTCGAACTCGTTATCCTCAACATAACTATAGAGAGAATCGTAATCCATATCCATAAGTTCCTGTAATAACTTTGGATTGTTAACTTTAAATTTTTCTACTGTAGTATTCTCAGTAAACGTATAAAATTCTATGCAGTTATAGAATTTATTTTTTTCTTGGCCTTCCTTTAATTTTCTACCATTATATAAATAAGGTAATTCACAGGTGGCGAGTACATAGCGTAGTGTCTCGTCTGACATCTCATAAAAGTCTTGATTGTTGTAACCTTCTTCTGGTAAATCAAGATAAACAAATTTTTTAACGATTTGTTCTTGTGTAAATGTTGTTGTTGTCATTACTCTTCCTCCTTATTAGTCCATTCGACATAATACCAATCTTGTTCTGGATGAGTTTCAATTTCTTCAAAGTCTCCATAATCATCAACAATTCCATATTCATCAATAAATTCCTTAGGAAGTTCATTTTCAATAATATGGGATGGAATATAACCAGTATTAGATATTAAATCATCTAAACTAATAGTGGCTACATTTTTTTCCCCTAGTTGTTCTTCAACAATAGTATTTAGAACATCATAATCATCAGAATCGGAGAATCTCCAATCAAGAAAAGTTTTTCTATCAATAATAAGTTTTTGTTTAGTCATTTGATAAAAGATAGTTGCGTGAACATTCTTACTATAGCTTATATTTTTAACTATTAGTATTATTACAGTATTTTGTAACAAATTGTTACATTAAAATAATATTCCTTGTCTGTTTATATTATCGTAAGTATCGTATCGTACATTATCGCCTTTCGGATATGGCTCTATTGCGTAAGTTAACGAGTCTCTCATAGATTTCTTTTGCTTGCGAGTCCCTAAAAAATAAAAATATCTATGTTTTCTTGGTCGATCTAAAGTATATAATCTATCTCCATACATTTCTCTAAGTTTTAAAATTTTACCCTTTGCGAGTCCTCTGCCTACTTTGTCCATCAAAGATGCACTATGCAAGTGTTCGAGTCCCTTTACCTTATAGTCAAATCTTTTTGCTGAAAGTCCAGTATAAATAAAATTACAAGCTTGATAAATATAACCATGATGATTAAGAGATGTATCTGCATAACTTACAACAACATTTGGTGTCGATAATTGTTTTAGGGTTTGAGATACAAAAAAAGATAAAACATTTTTTTCTAAACCTTCATCAACAACTAATCTATTTAACTCTAAAAAAGTATCTTGAAATTTACCTGCAAAAGCATATTTAACTAGAGTATGAGCAACTGGTCTTCCGTAGCTGCAAATACCAACAATAAATTTATTTTTATATAGTCCATAAGCATAAGAAACACTTGGAATACGTTTTGCATAATGTTTTTGTGTAAACCACTCAACATATTCATTTGTACTAAGCTTGCGAACTATATATTGATCTTTAAGTCTCATTAGTCATCATAATAATCATCAATATCAATTTCCTCAAAATCAGGAATTGTATCTAATGTTTTAAGTATGTAGTCAACATGATTAGCGTTTCCATTCTCGTCATAAACATCAAAATATTCTTTATCAGACCAAGTACTATATTCTTCTTCTTCCCAACCCTCCTCTATATATTGGTAAACAAGATGACGTTCAAACGCTTTAATGAGTTGCTCGTCTGAAAACTCTTTATCACTCTTTATGACAAGTTTTTCTGTAAACTCTGTACCTGATAAGTTATTACCAAACACTTGCTTGCCTAGGATTAAATAATTCATTGTGCTACCTCCTCTGGTACTCTTTTCATAATTACATCATTTGCAAGTTGCCAAATAATTTGGTGGATAAGTTTACCTTTAAAATCTTCAAAAGGTTGCCAAGAATTATCTTCTAAGTGTTTAAGCTGTTCATCAATTGTTAATTTAAAAAAGCTATCAGGTACATCATCATCTAAATAATGACCTGATGCCCATTGATAAACTTTTTGCTCATAAGTTAGTGTCATTGTTTAATCTCCTATGAATTTTGATTAACAATATCCCATGTAGAGATAAAGCTTTCTAGCCAGTAAGCTTGATTACCTGTAAGTCTGTCTTTGGTGTCCGCACTATGAAGTAAATCACTAGCGCATCTATGTGGAAAATGATTTTTCTTGCACCAAGCTTCAAGTACATCACATAGAAATAACATTTCTCTTGTCATTCTTCCTCCTCCTCGTCATCATAGTCATCTTCTTCTTTGAGTTCTAACTCTCCAATAGATGATTCTCTTATAAGATCAATAACATCAACAAGTGCATCTGAAAATTCTTCATTCTCACTTGTATCTGGTGCATCATAACAAGACGCATAATTATAGATAGCTTTATCTATATATTCATAAAGTTTAATCGCCATTACACTACCTCCTCCTCACAACAAGGGCATAATGGTGGAACAATAGGCTCTTTTGTTAACATTGCGACTAAAAACATTATTGATGCTTTAGCAGGTGTTAACTCATTGTTCATAAGCAAAGAAACGTGATTATCAACAAACTCTATTCTGTCTTGAAAAACAGTAACAGCCGTATCTCTGTCGCCTTCTATTTGCATAAATAAGAAACCCTGCTCATTTGTTTCATTATGCTTTACCCAACAAGGATAAAATTCATCTATATCTAAGTCGGCCATATGCAAGCCATGAGATAAATGATCTATAAAAGTTTGCACGTTTGATGGTGTTTTTCTTCTTGGCATGATTAATACTCCTCTGGAAATAAAATAACTGTGTTGCAATAATCTTGCTCGGAAAACTGAGTCAAGTCCATGTCATCTTTCGTAAGACCATAACCTGATGTAATAATCCAAATAGTTTTGTTGTCTTGTAATTTATAAACAGAATGTAATCTGCCACCATTACTACTTCTAACTACCTGATTGTTAGTCTCTGCGTCTTCTGGTGCTAGATCTCCCCAATCTCCGTTAGCGTGTAGCATAACTTTTGATCTAATGTCTAACTCTCTAGCGGAATTAAATAATTGATACTCGTTAACTTTCTGAGAGAAAGCTAGTGTACCGAGTAATTTTCTTTTAGGTTTAACTGATGTTGTCATTGATAAAGATAAAGATAAAGTACATTTTTAATGTACAGGATAAGTTAGTACTTTTGTAGTACTTTGTTACAAAATCGTAACAATTAACTTTGGCTATCTTGAAATAACTGGTCGATAGCTTTTTCTAATAGCTGACTTGCTAGGACACTATGTTGTACAGGGTCAGTTTTAACTCCTCCATGCAAGTCCCAAGCCCTGCCACAAGTAGGGCAAGCCTTGTATTTGTAACCATTGGCGAGTGCTTTTAGTTTTGTTAATGTAGATTCTTCTACTCGGCAATTAACTTGTTGCCTTTGATTTGACATAGTTGATAAAATATAAACTACTGTTATAATACTCGATACTTACTTAGTAGTCAACCTACCAAGTCTTTTTCCATGTATCTTTAATAGCTGTAGCCCAACTTGGTGCGATTGACGTTCTGCCAATTTTATCTTGCAAGTCTTTATCTAAAACCTTAACAACGATTCCGTCAGTTGGATAGCGACTAAATATCAACGAGTCTTGCCATTGACTATGTAACTTCTTAACTCTATTTACAACATCTTTATCTATTTTAATGTAACCACAAACATGAAAACCCCACTTAACAAGTTGTTGTAGGTTAGAGACTTCTGTACCCTTGGCATCAAATATTTGAAAAGCACAAAAAGACAAGCCCATGCCTGATGGTTGCTTCTTGCGTAAATGACCTGCTGCGAGTCTCTGTGATCTAGCAGGTATAAGCCCTTTGCCATATAACTCTCCTCTAATATCAACAGTACCTTTTGCAATAATATGTTTCGGTAAATCCTCAATCATTCTCATGCAATATGTTTTATCTATACCCTTGCGAGTCCATGCTTTAACTAATAAACCATCTACATATCTAACAGCCATAGCGCAGCCATCTATCTTAGGCTCAACAATTACAGGTGTATTTTTTGGTAAATAAGAATACCACTCTGCAAAAGGTAAAGTACCAAGTCCTGATAATACACAACCTTCTTCTACTTTCTTAAGTGCAGGGTGTTTTGGGTTAGATTTTATAAGTGCTTGTTTTATCGCATCAAATTGTTTGTCAGATATTATTGATCTACCTGCTCTATAAAGATCATTGTGATATAAAAATTCTTTTGCTAATTCGTCTGCGATTGACATAGTTGTGATAAAGATAATAATACTATTATAGTATTAAACCTATTGCTTTGCAAGTCTTTTTATCTCTTCTTTCCAATATTTGTAAAATCTATCATCTGCAAGTTTTTCTACTCTCATCTTAAATGTTGCCTGTGGCTTTTGTCTTGGAGTTGGTTTAAACATGAACAATGGTCGCAAAAATGATCTGTACTTACCATCACTCGGTGTTTGTTCTCTGTAGATACCTCTCCTGTATTTACTGCCATCACTTTTAAAAGCTATTACTCTTGCGTCTTGAATTTTTCCATTTTTTCTTGATCTAGGTGGTGTTACTTTATCTCTTGTTTGACCAAGTGCAATCATAGTATTTGAGTAAGTTGATTTTGTGACCCTATTATTTTTTCCCATTTTTATTAATGGATTATCTCTTACTGCAAATGGATAATCACCTTGATTCATATAACTTCTATTTTTTAAAAATTGAGTAAATAAAGTTCCATATGCTTTTGTTGAACCTCCACCTATAGGGGGATAAAGATATTTGCCTGCTGGATTACCTTTGCCAGTTGTATCTTTAACTCCAACAAATAAACTTAATCCACTTTGCTTTGTAAAAGTACTATTTAATGTAAAAAAAACAGCACTTTCAAAAGGTTTAAACCCATGTTTACCTAAATATGTTTGAGCTATTAATCCATTTTTACCTTTTAATTCCTTTCCAAGTTTTGTTAAAGTTCTTTTTGCAGCAAATTCAGACTGACTTTTTTCATAAACATTAAGTCTTTTTTTGATTTTACTGAAGTCATATATTATGGCTGCACTTTTCATATCGAGTCTTGTTTTTTATATATTAGCAAGTCTTAAAGTGTGAGACTAGGTGTTTATTAGGTGTCCATAGTGTCCTATGTGTGCCGACCTTCCCTATAGAGTTTCCTAAACCCCTATTTTTCCCCTATATACTCCCTATACTCCCTCTCCCTTTACTTAATATACTTTATAGTAAAAGGTATAGACACTATAGACACGCTTCATATCGCAAGTCCTGACATTGTTTGCGGTGTCCATAGCGTGTACTAACCTCACACAGAGGTTAAGACACGCTCCGAGTCTCGAATGTAGACCCATTTGCGACAGCCCCTACTTCCTCTGCGCTTTTTTTCGTAGCCTAGATTCTTTAAAATCGTTGCAACTTGCATTTGATCGTATCTTGTTTGTCTTTCGATTGGCTTTTCAATAGCTTCAGATAAAACAAGTTCCGTTGTTAATTCTCTATGAAAGTTTTGTGGTGTTTCGCAGAAAGATTCGATAACAGCTTTCCAAGGCGATTCGATTAAATAATCTAAATTTTCCTCATTTACCTTTAATTCGTTTTCTTTTGTAAGATATGTAGTCTCGCCGTTCTTGTAAGCCATCACGACAGCCGACCATATCGAGTCTCTCTCTGCAAGTAAACTTTCGCAATCTATAGGGTTTTCTATTCCAATATTTTCCCCTAACTTGATTATCCAAAATCTACGATTCCCAGTCTCATCAACTAGGAATCCGTCATGTCTGTTCGTACTTCCCACGATGATTCCTCTTCTAGGAAATGCCTCAGTAACTTTGCCATAAGGAACTCTAAAAACATCTATTTCTTGAGATAAAAAAGATTTTATCTCCCCTGCCATTTTTTTAGATGTTACGGCCTCCAATTCGGCCATCTCACATATCCAACTACGATGCAAGATCATAAGCGAGTCTTTTCCGTTAATATCTCTAAGTCCATCACTAAAAAACTCTCCTCCCAAAACAGACCAAAATGTAGATTTTCTTGACCCTTGTTCTCCTAACAAAACACAGGCATTATCAAATTTATGTGGTGGTTCATAGGCTCTTGTTACTGCTGCAATAAGAGTTTTTTTCAACATATCATCATAGATAGTTGGTTCTGGAAGATGTGCATCTTCTGGTCTTAAGTAAGTACTTGCGAGTCTGTCGATATAAGCAGGCGATACTGTTTTATAAACTTTATTCAAATAATTAACTACAGGATTGTATTCATATTCTCTTGCTATCTGCACAACACAATCAAATGCTGTATCCTTATTACATTTATAGCCTTGTCTTGCAAGTTCAAGATAATATCTATCTATAGAAGTTGACCCCTGACAAACTTCTCCATTTAATTCTATTTGTTGAGTAAATATGTTGTATCTAAAAGCGTGTTCGCCATTGTCTCTGCGAGTCTTTAACAGATTTAATAATTCATTAGCTTCTATTTTTTGTAATTTATCTGAGTGAACTAATGTAGGATTATCTGGATTATCTGGATTTATAACCTTCATTACCTTTGGCGGCTTGTAACCATGTTGCATCGCCCAGTACCAAAAGCTATTAGCTTCTATTTTTTGTCCTCCAGACTTAGCAACTTGATCGAGTCCTCCCCATGCTGGCGAGTGTTCTCTCATAAGACTTATTGCATCAGCAGAACTCTTGCCTGCATCTTCGCAAGCTTTTATAAGACCCCATAAAATATTGCGATACATATGATATGTGTTCGAGCCGGGTGTTCTTGGTGGTATGTGTGCGAGTGCTTTTTGTACTGTTGCAAAATCTTCTTTACGATATTCTTTAAACTCTACAGATTCTTTATTTTTTTCATATTGTCTTTTTGTTGGCAAACATTTTTCTAAATCTTTTACTGTATATTTTTTATCTGATGTATGAATAATTTTAGTCATACCACCATGAGTGCCATCATCTCTCATATGAAAAGTTCCCGGCAGACGCATTACTCTTGATGGGTTTTTCAAAGCCCTATCTGCATCTGCATAGTCCAATAATCTCTCTTGTATAGGCTTCCAAGTCTCTGGGTCTATGGCTTTTTTTAATATCCAATAATTATGAATAGATTTACCGCCTGTATCAATCTGAATACTAGGCTCTGGCAAACCTAGTTCCTTCCACGCATTAATTTGCCAATATTTTTCCTTATCATCCCATTCTACAAAGAAGGCTCGGCATCCTGTTATTGAAGAATCTGTATCTTCTCCATCATTAATTACAAGATAAACACCTCTACCTTCTTCTTGACAATGTTTAATCCAATCTCCATTTGCGTTAGATTTTTTACCACGATCTCTTTCTTTTAGTGGATGACCTTTAGGAAAGAATGATCTTAAACGAACTTTACGAATATCTTTTCCAAGAAGTTCTAAAAATGACCGCCATTGGCTGCGGTCTAACTCAAATGCAGACATAAAGATAATAGGTATGTTTAAAAGCGTTAGTTAACCTTGAGTATTTCTAAGGCATCTCTTACGTTACGAGCTACCCCTGTAATTCCTCCAGCTTTCTTAACAGCTTGAAGCCAATTATGTTGGTTTTTTGAGAGTTGTCCAGTATTTGTTTTAACTTCGACACTACAAAAAACTGCCAAGTCTTGTCCTATCATCTCAGGAGTAACCTTGATAGTCTTAAAACCAATAAGGTCAGAACTACCCTTTGCCAGCCCAAACTGTACCCATCTCCCTGTTCTAGGATCTGGAAGTTTTCCAGTTTCGTTGCGAAATAAACGTAAATCAGAATGTTGTCCAAGAGCTAACCTTATATTTTGTTGTAAAACTGTCTCTTGGTTTGACATCTAACGATGTAGTTTTTTCCATAATACATTATTTATAAGAATAATTTGGTTTATCAGAAAACTTACTTCGGAGTTTTTCTAACATAGCTTGAGTATCTTGCTCAAAACCATCATCTAGTTTTTCTTGTCGTTGCTCTTCAAACATAGAGGTAAATCTGCCACTATAATATTTTTCTCTAACAAGATTTCGTAAATACTGGCTAGTAGACACACCATTTTTATCGGCTTGTTGTTTTACAAACTCATGCCGATCTGGTTCGAGTTGAAAAATTACTCGAACATACTTCTTGTCATCCATGTTATAAAAATTAGTTAGGTTTGTACAAACCACTAAGTTAAGTTAGTGGCTTGTGTTGATGATATTTCTATTATCTCATTTGTAGATGGAAGATCAATAAATATTTTAAAAGGGTCTTCTAATACTTGCTTTATGTAGCTTGTATCTGTACCACACATAAAATGATGTGCAGATCTTAATGTATAAGCCCAAGCATCAGCACTATTCCAATAAGAAGATTTAAGAGATCTATCACAAGTTTTTTTATAAAGTAATTGTGCTGCTCTATCTACAGGTTTAATATCCTTATCCACACCATTAATAGGTGATGCCATTCCGCAAGAAACAATATTTAAAAAATGTATTGCTCTTTCTTTTGGTGTCATATCGTGATTTAATTTACGTTTTCCAGATTGATTGTTATAAATCATCTCTGCATAAATTTTTAAAGATGCTGCAATAAAAATATTGCGTGTTTTTGAACAATGCAATTTATTTATATAACTTAGAAACTGATTATGTTTTAAATAAGTTTGAGCAACAATACTATCGTGACAGGGTTTTGCAAATTGTTGTACACCTGTAGCTACATTTACTCTAGCCATTGCATGACGAATAATAGAACAATCTTTTCTTGTTATAGCGATACCACTTACAGTAATCCTGTCGTGCATAACTCTTGATTTACCGACATCCATAATTAGTTTGGATTTGTCTGGTAGATTTTTTACTACTAAAAATGGTTGTGTTAGACCAGTTTTTATAACTGCTAGTAATCTATGTTGACCATTTACTAATACGTTTTCTGTATTAAAACAAATAGCAGAATCAGAGAGAATAAAACGATCAGTTTTCATTTCTTTTTCTAATTCCAAAATATTATTTAGGACAACTTTTCTATTATTTTTAAAATTACGACCCATATAAATTTGAGCCTGTTCTGGCGTAATAAATTCGATACCTACTTGAACATCTTTGTACTGCTCAGTAAGTTTAGAAGTAATTTCTTGTGCTGTTAGTGTCATCACTTTTGCGATCTGTAACATCACTATATAAATAGAATCTAGTTATGTCAACAAATTTATCTGTCTAGTTTTCCACACTATGACATCAGAACCCGAAAAACTTGTCATCATTGTAGTTATTTCTAGGTTTTTGCTTCTTTCTAAGTTCCCATCTTTTCTTAGCCCAAAATTGATTATGACCACGTTTCTCTGCGAGTCTCATCCAATCTTTTAGAGTCTTACAACTCCATTCTTCTAATTTTTTTCTACGTTGTTGTTCTGATCTAATTACAGCAATATCATCTATCTCTACTTCTGCTAATCTTACTAAACTTAAAAATTGTTCTGTAAATTTTTTCTTAGCATAATCTGTATGTTTTGAATGAATACCATACAAGTCTTTTTTACAAAAATCTTTAAATTGTAGCTCTGTAAAACATTTAGCTTTTGGATTCTTTCTGTTTAGTGAAAACTGAAAACCTGTTTTTCTTTGGTCATCATCCCAAGCATAAAAATATAATTTTGCACCAGTAGATTTTTCAATAATTGGATCTCCCTCATCTAATCTCAGTTCTTTCTTCATCTTTACTAACTCTCCATCCTCGTATGTAATTTCTCTTTTTCTTATTTCTTTTTGATGTCCACATACAGGGCATATTGGTTGTGGTCTATATACTGCAAAACAAACCTCGCAAGTTTCTACTGCTGGTGCAAGTTCTCCTTTTCTTTTTGTTTTTGCTTTCTGGTGTAGATCAAACTCTCTAACATCATCAACAAATCCATGACGTTTTGTATTGCCTACATGATCTAAAACTATTGCAACTTTATTAGGTTCTGGCCTTAGAACTCTGCCTACCTGTTGTATATATAAAGCTTCTGATTGTGTCGGTCTAAGAAGAATAGCGACATAGCATCCCTCAACGTCAAATCCCTCACTAACTACGTCTATAGAAACTAATATCTGTACCTTTCCATCTTTAAAATTATCTATTAATGTTTTTCTCTCGTCAGATTTCATAGAACCTGTTATAAGTTCTGCTGTATATCCAGCTTGTTTAAATTTATTAGTTACATACTGTCCATGCTTTACTGATATGCAAAATGCTATAGCTGGTTTGTTCTTTCCAAGTCTTCGGTAATTCTCTACTGCATCACCAACAATATCAACCTTGTCTAACTCATCTTCTACCTCTTTTTTGCTGTAATCACCTCTAATTGTCCTTATTTTGTCTAAATTTAGCTTATTTGGTGGTGCATATACTTCATGTTCAGCTAAATATTTTTGTTCTACAAGTTCTGGAATAGTAGAGCCAACTATTAGATCATCAAATATTTCTCCTAACCCTGCACCTGTCATTCTCATAGGTGTAGCAGTTACTCCAAGTCTTATTGCTTTTTTGTAAAAATTAAATATTTTTCGCCAAGAATTAGCTACTGAGTGATGAGCTTCATCAATAATTATTAAATCAAACTGATCTGGATTGTTAAGTCTATTAATTAAAGTTTGCACAGAAGCAACTTGTACATTACTCTTAGATTCCTTACGGCCTGCTGCAATTATTCCATACTTAACATCAGCTTTAGTTAATTTATCGCCAGCCTGATCTATTAATTCTTTTCGGTGTACGAGTATAAGAACATTAGAATCTTTTAACCCTGCAAGTCTTGTTATTTCAGAAAATATAACAGTCTTGCCAGCACCTGTAGGAAGAGTAAGCAGCACATTTTTGTTGCCCGCTTTGAAGGACTTTCTTATGTTAGAGATTGCTAAATTTTGGTAATCCCTTAGTTGCATAAGGTTGACATTTGTTGCCCTATACTATAATATGTTGTTATATGTGTCAAGTAATTTATGAAAGAGCCTAACAACTGGAGCAAAATGCAAAAAGAAACAAGCGAAGAGTTTGTAGATAAATTATTGCTTCATGTAAGAACTAATAATTTTGAGGCGTTTTGTTTCGCTGTTGATCGTGGTATGTGGTATTACGGCCAAGAAAAACTTACCTATCTTATGCACAAAAAACTTCTTGCAAAAATATATGAATGTGGTGAGTTAGATAAATTTCTTAAGTGGGGAGAAAAATTCTAATGATATATAAACCACTTGTAATGTCTAACGAAGAGTATCATGGCAAGACTAAGTACGAGTCTTCTTCTACTATTCGTAAAGTATTAACTAGCCCTAAAAAATATCTTTACGATAAAACTGCTGAATCTGTGCCTACTAAAGCTATGGAAGAAGGTACTGCTGTGCATACATTCTTTTTAGAAAATGAATTGTTCAAGAATAGATATTGTTTTAAACCTAAAGCATTTAATGGTAGAACTAAAGAAGGTAAGCAATGGATGGAAGAACATGGTCATCTAAATATATTGGCTGCTGAGTGGGAAGAAAATCTAATCCACATGAACCATAGTTTTTTAGATAGTCCAGCAAAAATAATTTACGATAGAAAAGGATTAACAGAATTAAGCTATTTTAGTGAAGATTTAGGCGGAATAAGAGCAAAATGTAGACCTGATTGGATTTCTAGCGATGGTCATACAGTAGTAGATTTAAAAACTACACAAGATGCAAGTCCTAAAGGTTTTCAAAAATCTATAGCAAACTTTGGCTACCATATTCAAAGTTCATGGTATATGCGAGTCCTTAAAAACTTAGATGTACCTGTAAAAGAATTTATATTTATTGCTATAGAAAAAACAGCACCTTTTTGTGTTGGTGTTTATCGTGCTAGTGAAGAAATGCTAGAAGAAGGCAATAAGAAAGTAGATGAAGCTATTGACAAAATATTATGGTGTAAAGAAAACGATAGCTACCCAGACTATACTCCTAACGAAATAGAAACAATCGACTTACCTCCTTGGATGAAGAAAAAACAACAACCAGAATACGACCCTAATTTAGATCAGGAGATTCAACTTTACTGATGAGAAAAGAATTTCCCTATGACCCTTATGAGGGCATGGTCTTTTACGACCCAGAAACAGAAAAAACTTGGGTGTTTGCTCGTGACGAGTGGGTAGACATCACTTATGAGGACATTACCTATGACATCTGAAATTACAAAAACTAATCAAGAGGGCGAGTCCTCTATATATCAAAGCACCGAGTCTTTTGAGTTTGCTCAAAGACAAGCTAAAAGTCTTGCAGAATCTAACCTTGTGCCAATAAGCTATCAAGGTCAAAAAGGATTATCTAACTGCCTTGTTGCATTAGAAATGAGTAAGAGAATGAATCTTAGTCCTCTTACAGTAATGCAAAATCTAAATATTATTCATGGCAGACCAAGTTGGAGTGCTGCTTTTGTATCTAGTCAAATATTAGGCTGCAATAGATTTAAAAACTTTGACTATATTGTTACTGGAAAAGATGATACTTTATCTGTGCAATGCCAAGCTATAAGACTAGAAGATAACAAGTTAGTAAAAGGAACAGCAGTAACAATGAAGATGGCGAGACAAGAAGGCTGGACTAAAAATAGTAAATATCAATCAATGCCAGAACTAATGCTCAGAAACAGGGCTGCTACTTTCTTCGGTAGACAATACATACCTGATTTGTTGTTAGGTGTGCAAACTAGCGAAGAGGTAGTCGATATACAACCTATAGACGTTACTACAAGTAATGTTGAGGTAGTACAGGAGGCTAAAGATGACTTCGGATTCTAAGAAAGAGTTTTTAACACCTAGCGAACTTGCTGAAAGATGGCGAGTTCATATTGGTTCTGTTGAAAGATGGAGAAGAGAAGGCAAACCGCCTTCTTTCTACACCATCAATGGAAAGATCCTCTATAAGTTGGCTGAGATAGAGGATTTAGAATCAGCCAAACGTCAATCCAATTAATTTTTATCTATGGACTTTAAATTACCACTTGCAGTTTTCTCACAAGATGCAGAAGACCACAAAAAGCGTTACAAGGAGAACTACGATCCTAATAAAAACTATCCTAAGTATTCTGGTGTTATGCAGATTACAGAGGCCGATATTATCAAGCTATGTGAGTATGTACAGAAAGCAAAGCCAGAACATAGCGACTTTCATGGAGAAGGTGTAGTTACTATTAGAGCTACTGGCTATCTTAACGAGAGTAAGATGGGCAAAAAGTATATCGGTCTTAACCTAGAGCCTGACTATAAAACGATGAAAGCTATAGAGGAAGCTGATGCGAATGACTCTGCGAGTCCCTCACCTGCACCTAGAACAGTAGACAAAAAAGAAGAGGAGTTTCCTTTTTAAATATGGGGCTGTAAGAGTTTTTGGTGAGTTTTTCTCTTATGTAAGCCCCCTCACTTTTACTAGATTTTAAGCCAAATTAAGCTAAAATAGAATGAAATTATCCTTATCTATGCCTTTAACTTTTAATAGTAAACAAATTGATAAAGTTGTTACGATTGATGATGTCGGGTCTTTATCTAATCCAGAAGTTTTGTTGTTGAAAGATGAGCTAATGACAGCTATCAACAATATGGATAACTATATTAAGAAATTTAAACAAGAAAAACAAGAAAAATACGATAAAGATTGGCATCAAAAAGTAAGACGCAAACAACAGGTATGCAAAGCTTTTTTATCTCAACTTATAAGCCTAGATCACGATGAAAGTCTATTCCGATCTATTTATGATAAACATTTTTCTAAAATTATCTTAGAATATATAGATAGAAACGACTTTAGAATTATTCACGACAAAGCACGTTCTTTAGCTATTGCTGAATTAGAAAAAATAACATGACACCTAAATACGTTAACGGAAAAAGAAGTAACAAATCAGAATTAAAATTGCAAAAATTAAAAGAAAACAAGCTAGAAGAATTAGCAAAAAAATTAGATTCTGATATTAGAGGTTACGATCATATTGTTCAATATGCAGACAATCATACTGCGAGTCTTCGTAGTGATTGGGTTGATGAAAATATTAGAACTATTATTATGAAACATAATTATCAAGTTAATAAAGTTTCAAAAATGTTAATTCGTGATTTTACAGCCAAAGAACAGGAGGCAGTTGACAATGCAATCACAGAATTTTAGAGATAAAGAATTATTAGCAATGACACCTGATATGGAAGGTGTTACAAGACCACAAAAAGATAAAAAAACTAAAAAATTTACTTTTATTGTTAAAGGTATTGGGATAGGAACTGCACCAATGAAAATATCAACATATGCAGAAACACAAGCTAAAGCTGTTAAATATATTAAAGCTAGATGGAAAAATTGTAGTTACGAATTGATATAAAAAAAGTAAAAAAATCTTGTATGTCACACATTTAGCCTGCAAAGGTAATTTTGGAGTCCAGCCAATATATTATGGTCTTACATATAAATTTAAAGGTTGGTTTTATGACGGAAAAGTTGTCTATCTTAGCAAAACATTTGAAACACGATCAGAGGCACAAGCTGAAGCAGAAAGAATCAGGAGAAATTGTATGTTGCGGTAATCATGTATTTAGAGTTATAAATGGAAAAAGATACTGGCTTAGTCCTCCTCCTAATGATTACGAACCATAAATACAAAAATGGCATCTCTTAGATACCATGCTGGTCGCATGGTTCTTTATGAGGAAGAGCCTACTGTATGGCGAGTAAAAATTAAAACAAAAAAAGGTAAATTAAATTTACCCTTACAAGCAAAAGAATTAGAGCCTGCACTAATAGAAGCAGAATATTTATATGCTGACGCTAGATGTATGAGCAGAGATCATCCTTATTGTATAGATTGTATACATCATCATGTAATAAAAGCAGAATGTAGTCTTGGTTTACCAGAAGGCAAAGCTAGTGGTGGAGTATGGGCTAAAGACTGCGCTTACTTTTGGGAAAGGAAGATTTAGTATCTTTTCTATCTATATAATCTCCAGCTTGATTTATTATTTTTACTAACCTAAAATTTTCTTTAGCAAAAGCACTAATAAGATCTGGTATGTCATCAGGATCGACAGTATCAATAATATGACGTAAAAATACTTCAACGTATAATTCTTCTTCTAATGAAACTTCAGCTAATACCCAAGGCTCAACCTTGCGCCTTCTTTTAGCTTGTTTATCAAACCAATTAGACCAAGGCATTACAAGTTTCATTACAAGTCCCTTTAAACTAAGACTAGCGTACTGGTCATATAAGGCAACAAAGCTATACTTAGCTTAGTTACACCTACACATTATGCCAGGTCATTACGGAACAGGAATGAAGAAGAAAAAGAAGAAAAAAGGCGGTAAAAAATAATTACCTACCTGGAAACAAAGCTTTTTCTAACGCATCAACTAATCTGTCATCAACTGTATTGTCAGTTTTTTTGACCATAGCTCGTACTATATCAAGTGCGAGTTTTTTTAATGCTTTTCCACGAAGAAAAGCAAAAATAATTGGCTCGATAATTTTTAGCATAATTTTTTTTATGTTGCTAGATTAATACTAGCTCACTCCTCACACATAGAGCTATAGCCTCTTCTACTGGTCATAAAGGAAGAGGCTATCTTCTTGGCTTAATCTCTGCAACAGCAAGCTCCACTTCCTTTAGTCGATGAAATACCTCTTTCATGTCATCGTGCATATCATCTATTTTTGTTGTTAATAATTCTATAGCTGTTGTATTTCGCACAAGATCATCTCTCGATTGTCTACCCCTATAAGATATTGATCCCACAGATACAAAACACGCTGTAAGTAATGCCCCACCTGTTGCTGCTATTACTTCAATCACTTTACGAGTCCTCGATCTATGTCTATTATACAGAAAAAGGCTATGGAAAAAGAAAAAATAAAAAATATACCACAAAAAATTAAAGAAATAGACGATGATAAACCTGATTATCAGGAAAAAATCACGTTTTTAGTTTCTACAGTTGCACAAGGTTTTATATTAACTTGGTGTTTGCTTGTCTTGTCTTTAGGATATGTAAAGCTTCCTAATAAACTATTTGGTATGGACATACCAGACCAGCCAAGGGTTGACAGTACTTTTGCAGCAGGTCTTTTAGGTAATATTCTTGGAGGTCTAGGCATTTCTGTTAATGCTGCACAAGGTAATAAGAAGAAAAAGAAAGAAGAAGCAGAAAATGGTAATATTAGTAACTCTGCTGGTGGCGTACAAACTATAATAATAAAGCAGCCACTAGAAATCGTCACAACAAAACCTGACGTAATCAAAGTTGATCCCACAAAAAAATGAAAAAACTACTTCCATTTATTTTTGCAGTCGTAACTACTCCAACTTATGCCGAGATTACGGCTAAATATGTAACTTCAGCACAAATTTCCATAGATTCGCCTTATGTAATTACTAATGCTGCACCATCAAGTTACAGTATTAGTGGAAGTAACATTACCACTTCTACAGGAACAGGAGATAGTGTTGTCACTAATGCAATTGGTGGATTGAATCTTGGAAGTTTTGGTAATACTGGTACGCCAAACGCAATACATACTAATAAGACAGTTACAAACGCTGGATCTGCTTTTTCTCTAAGCGAAAGTTATCAAGCTGGTGACGGGACACAAACTGCAATTACACCATCTAGCGGAATAGCAACTTTGCCTGTTCTTGGTGGACAAACTACAGTAATTTCTGGAGGTACTGCTGGAAACTTAGCCTTAACCTCTGTATCATCAGGAATCCATACTTGTACGGCTGGTGGAAGTGGTACTAGCTGTATTGGATCTACTACTGTTAGTATAGAAATTGACTAAACTCTGGCTGCTGCTAGTATTTATATACCCGATCAAGGTTTTTGCTACCCCTGTAGTCCCTCAGTTCAGATCTGGGAGTTCTACGACTTCATCAACTTCTGAATCTGTCATAAATGAAACTATAACCAGCTATCAGTATCGAACTGGTTATACATTTAGTGTTTCGGGTCACAATATAGAATCAACAGATATTAATGGTTACATCAATCCAACACCTACAAGTGTTAATGAACAAACTGTTGGAGGAGTAAACTTTTCTTGGACTACTTTAGATGGCACAACAAATGCAAGGTGGAAGGTAGCAGTTCCCGGAAGTTCTTTCAGTTTAGTCGAAAGCGTGATGGCTCCCGGCCTCGATACAGTCACAAATATAACCCGGACTATAACTACGTCAACTACCACAGAATCTACAAGTACGTTTGGGCAATAGCTGTAATTCTTTGCCCTGCAAGGGTTTTAGCGAATACAACAGTAGCGAGTCCACAAAGTCAATCGACAGGGGTAGTAAATAATAATGCAACAATGATAACCCCTTCTAGTCATCCACAATTTAAAATGTCGCAAGGTATTATCTGCTCTTCTCCTAGCCTTACGTTTACACCCTATGTAACCGATGCTTGGTCATTTAACAGGCCAATAGAACAGGTGACGAGACAGAATATCTATGACGAAAATACTGGAGAAGTAAAATATGTGCAAGAAACTCCTCGCTTTGAAAAAGATAATTACAATTTAAACTATGGTTTTAGTCTTCAACTAAACATACCATTAGGAAAATCTCCAGCCCTTTGCCAAGAAGCGACTCAAGTAAATATAGATGCACAAAGATTACTAATAGCTAAAACACAAATGGAGATGGAATTATACAGACTTAAAATATGTGGTGAACAAGCTCGCCTCGGCGTACAGTTTGTTGGTAAGTATGCTATTAGTTGTGAAGGAATACAAGTTAACATACCTCCTAATCAAGTTCTGCCTCATGTACACAAAATTGAGGTAAAAGCACAAAAATAGCCCCTTCAGAATCGACTGTAAGGGGCTTGTAAAAAAGTCTGCTTATGTTTGTACCTACGATTTTGGCTCTTTTTTCTTTGTCAGCTTTGTAAAGACTTGCTTTACTAAAGGTCGCACTAATTGTAAAACAAGCGGAGCAGAAGCACCAACCAGAGCCAAGCTAAACACCCCAACAAACTGAGGGGCAGAAGGTATGTACTGATCTTTGAAGGGTACGTCTTCATAAAGAGTAATGCACTCTTGTTTATTATCAGACAATTTATGACCTGTAACACGTTCAAGTTTTTTTTCGTTACGAAAATCACCTATTCGTTGGTCTTTTGAACTTGGACATTCTGGGATTACTATGTCATCTTTTTTTTCTTCCTCTGGTATTTTAGGGGTTTCAGTTTCTGGAATATTAGGTTCTAAATTATTTGTTGGTGGTGGCTCTTCTACAATTGTCATTTGGTTAGGGTTAAAAACAGGAGGTATAAAATTAGGAAAAGAAAAATCGCATATTGTATATACACCATTTGGGTCATCTAGTAATAAATTATGATTACCTGTGTTTTTTATATCTCGATGCTGATAAGTACAACCTGGTGTATTTATATTTAAATATTGTGTTAATACAGGAATATCTGGTGAATATGGCTCTGGAATGTATATTTCTGGAATATATATTTCTGGAACACTAATATTAGGAATCTCCATCATCCCCAATAGAAATAGACCAACCTTTCTCTCCAAACTTGCCAACTTCTTTTATAACAGGTTTTCTTATTTTTTTATCTAATTCTTCGTGATATTTTTTTATATCATTATCAAGTTCTAAATTAAATTTTTGCATACGCATCCAATGAACTAATTTATCAATATAGTATTTAATTAATTTTTTTATAAAACCAAATACCATTAATCAAAAGCATCTCTAGGTAGATACACTTCTACATAAGAATTACATTTAGGACAAGATAAATTTGTGACCATAGAATATTCTGTGTTTTCTTCAGTATCGTGATCTCCACCCCAAATTAATTCAGTTTTACAATGCCAACAATTCATTATTTTTTTGGATTTATTGGAAATGTTGGAATTTGTTTTGATGTTTCTGAGGGTAAAGTGTTACCTAATACGTCAGGCATAAGTCCTTTTACATTATCAAGCACTTGATTCATCATCTTTGCCTTAAATTGTTCTGAAGTTACATACTTAAATGTAAAAAAACCACCGCCCAAGATTCCCAAAACTAGGATCGTAGTTACGATAGTTAAAGCATCTAAAATTTTTCTCATGTTAAAAGAGCAAATAGCACGAGCTACAGCATTAATGTCAGTAGTCGTTTTGTTACTTATTGTAGCTCTATCTCCTCTCTATGTCACAATGAGCTTAATGACAAGGCAAATGCAAGAAAAGCCTAACTAGATTTTTGTGCGTCAGAAGGTTTTAACTGTTCTTCTTGAGCTTTCGTAGATAATAATTGTGCCTGTGCATCTTTTACACCAATAATTGCACCTTGATACCTATGTTCGTTTTGACACTCTAATTCATAAGACCTTTTTGCTTGTGCTTTACGATTTTGTATAGCAATAAGCTCCTGTTCGTATCTTTTTAAAAGATCATCTAGTGGATTGGTCATGCTGCTACCTCCATTACTTGAATCCAAGAAGAAGTCCTAACATTATCACCACCATCTGCGTCATTATGATATTGATTTACATAAAGAGTTCTTGTTGATCCACTTATGTTGTATTGAGCTAGTCGGTATGTTAAAGCACTTGTACTGCCAGCAGTATCAAGATAAGAAAAACTTTGAGGAACAATTGAATAAGTACCATGTTGACGAACAGCAGTCATAGCACCTTCTCTAGTGCCTACTATTGCACCATTTGCTGCTGTTATTGAAGCAAAAGAACCAGACCCAGTTTGTTTTTGCAAAATAACTGGAATATTATTTACATCATTTGATGAAGTAAAATGTGTATTAGCTATAATTAAAATTTTATTTGAGGCATTGCTTGGTGTGATAGTAACTTGAATATTATGTCCTGTCCAAAGTGCTTCTGAAGCTGTACTTTGTGAGGCAACATCATTTCTACCGCCCTGCACAACTTGAAGAATTTTACCAGCACCACCATTCGGAAAGGAACATTTACCAGCCGAATCTAAAGTAATAGCATCACTAGACGCTCCAGTATGCCTAATACTATTAACAATTAACCTACTGCTCATGGCTTGGGATACTTGTCTTTAGTAGCTTTAATTGCAGTAGCCCAAGTCCCTGTTGTATCTAACTTACCAGCAACCATATCTTTATAAAGCATATCTAACTGATCTCCTATCGTTGGATAGATAGTATCTGTTGTCCCTGCTGCACCTGTTCTCTGTGACTTATACAAAATCGCTGCTGCTGCATCGTCTAACGATTTTCGGGCTGCTGCTATTTTTGTATCATCTAGTGTTACTTTTGATCCGTCAGCAGCAAACGCTCCAGCAGTATCGTCTATAGAAACAACAGGTTTTGTTTCTGATTTGTAAGCCTCATAAATAGCTTCGTGGTCTAACGCCATAATTAAAAAGTCCTTTTTACTAAATTATATAGGATGGACATTAAGCTGCCACCTCCATGACTGTTATTGTTGATTGAGTTCTTATGTCATAAGCATAGTTATCATCTGAGTGAGAACGATTCAAATATACAGTTTTTGTACCATTTGCACTATGACCCAATCTGACAGAATATGTTATTTGACTTGTCCCACCAGCAGTATCTAAATACTGACCACCAGTTGTATTATGAGTTCCTACCCATCTTACGTCCCCACCAGATGTTCTTGGTTTACGATTACCAGCAGCGGTTCCAGCAGCTCCAGTAAGTAATGAACCCGCTTTATAAAAAACCCAATTCACTTCATTATCATTATTCAATCCCATACTGACATGAGCCGTAAGAAAAATCTTATTGTTTGCATTTGATGGTGTGATATTAACTGTTAGAGCATCTGCACTAAGAGTTCCAGTAGCAAGACTTTCTGAAAAAGTATCAGTTCTTGTTGTTGAAACAACTTGTAAAATTTTACCTCCCCCAGCTTCAGCAAATGATAAATTTCCAGAGCCATCCGTTTTTAAAAAAGTATCAGCACTCCCGTCAGACTGCGGTAGCTTTAGTTCAACTTCACTTGAAGAAGGGTTTGATGTTGGTACAGCTAATGAAACCGCATTACCACCAGAATGTACGAGTTTAATTTTTCCTGTCATGCTGATACCTCCATTGCTGTGATAGATGATACTCCATGAAACCAATTATTATCCCAAGTTCTATTAAGATACATTGTTCCAGAGTGCATATGCCATTTAATACCATATGTAATCGCACTTGTTGTATTTGGAGAATCTAAAAACTCGAAATTGGCTGTTAAGTATAAAGATGAACCACCTATAGCAAAAGTGCCGTCTGCATCATCATCTACAACACTTGCATTACCTATTTCAGTTGTAGTCCCACCTATTGTTCTCTTTAGTCTAAAGTTTCCTTCAGCACCTGTGTAAGCCAAGTACAAACTACCTTTATATAAAATTTTATTACTTGTTGCGGATGGTGTAATACTAACAGTTAGTCCTGATATATCTGAAAAACTACCCGAGCTAGTACTTGCAGTATCATTTTTAAAAGTTTGTTTTACTTGTAAAATTTTACCTCCAACACCACTTGCTAATTTTGCAGCAGTAATCGCACCACTTGCTATTTTTCCACTTGCTACAGAGTTTGCTGCAAGCATATCTGCATCTACTATTCCATCAGGCAACCCACCAACTGCAAGTCCTGTTATTACTCCTGTGTTTCCGTTGATTGATACTGGCATTAGACTACTGTGAACACCGATCCAGAAGGTATAGTTAAAGTATAAGACCCCATTGAAAAAGGGCCAGCTACCATACCATTTTTATTTGTACCAACTGTAATATTTCCTGCTGCTGCTATTGGGTTTTGAAATATGGAATCTGTCTCACCACCAGCAGATATTGCATTGGTAGATGCAGCAGTTATTCTTCCCTGGGCATCAACTGTAATAGCTGGTATTGCAGTAGCAGAACCATAACTTCCTGCACTTACAGAAGTATCAGCTAATCCTTGAGCTTGTGCTTTAGTTAATCCCATTATCCTGCCACCTCCAAAAGAGTGAGAGATGAAGGTACTCTTCCTCTTGATACATCAGTTGAACCTTGTTCATCTCTTCCAATATAACTCGTAAATCCACCAGAATAACCTTGTTTCCATTGTATTTTATATGTATGTGAACCAGCACCACTTGGAATATCTAAAGCACTAAAGGAAGCAGTACTTGCTCCGTAGTTATAATAACCAGTATATCCACCAGCACTTGCACGAGTTACACTACCATCTGCATCACCGAGCCAAGGATAATTTGTACTTCCGTCTACATCTACTCTTACTAATCTAAACCAAGTGCTATATGCAGCAGATGATCCAAAAAAGACATTTCCTAAACAAAGAACTTTACTACCAGCAGAAGTAGTTATTGCTTGTGATAAACCAGTCACATCTACAAAAGTAGCAGATTGTGTAGATTGTGTGTCTGTTTTAGCTACTTGAACAACTTGAAGAATTTTACCAACACCGCCATTTGGAAAGGCTGGTTTGCCAGAGTTATCAAATGTTATCGCATCTGCTGAAGCAGAAGTGGATCGTATTGCGTTTGTTATTAACCTACTCATGCTGCCACCTCCATAGCTGTTATTGTTGAAACACAATTTGTCATGTAAGTGTAATTATCTAACGTTGGAGAACTATTAATACCAATAATGTAACTAGAAGAATACGGACTATGTGCTTGTAATTTATAAGTTGTTGCAGACGTTGTATTTGGAGAATCTAAAAGCTCTTGAGTTACACTCCTTCCATCAACATAAGATGACATATAACTACCAAAAGAACCTCTATTTTGACTTGTAGCACTTGGGTTTTGATCTCCTATAAAAATTGTGCTATCACTACCTCTTAGTAAACGCATAGACCAATATTGATTATTTGTAAAAGCACTAACACAATATCTAATTAGAACTTTATTAGAAGATGAGCTAGGTGTAATAGTAACACTCATACCTGCAATATCAACTAAAGTTGTCGATTGTATAGTTGTTCTATCTTTTTTAACTGTTTGTATAACTTGCAAAATTTTACCTGCATTTGCAGTTGTAGCTATTGTTCCATCTGCATCACCAGGTAATGTAAGAGTTCTGTCTGCTGCTGGATTAGAACTTGGTGCAGCTAATATAACTCCATTACCACCACTATGTAATAATTTAATCTGACTCATGCTGCTACCTCCATAACTGTAATTTGACTAATAGGATTCTGACCTGATGAACTACTAGGGTTAGAGTTAGCTGTATTCACACCATAAACATTCCCACCACCATTATGTGTAGTAATTTGTATTTTATATGTTGTAGCACTTGTTGTTGATGGGGAGTCTAAAAATGTTCCAGTATTTTGATAAGATGGCACAGAACCAACTTGGTCATTTCGAGTGTATATAAAATTACTACATCTTGTTCGAGAACTTGCATCATCACCTCGATAAATGTCTGTAGATCCTCTCATCAAATGAAGAAAAGCTCTATAACCACCATTAGGCCCACCAACATTGACGTTATAAACAATTAAGATTTTATTTGATGAAGATGAAGGAGTTATAGCAACACTTAAACCAGTTATATCGTATCTATCACCACCACTACTAGAAGAAGTAAAAGTTTGAGAATCACTTTTAAGTGCTTGTACTACTTGCAGAATTTTACCTGTAGATATACCTGATAAACTTGAGGCTGATATAACTCCAGTAGATCCGTTTAATACTATTGGCATAATTTTACCTCCTAGACAATAACATAACGTGAACCTGACGGAATGGTAACTGTTACCCCACTTGCTACTATTATATCTCCTGCACTTATACCTGACTTGTTTGTGGTCATAGTATAATTATTTGAAATTGTTAACGAGTTTTCTGTAACGCAACCATCAGCTTTTTGTGATGAAACTCCAGTTAATGCTGACCCATCAATAGCTGGCAACGCTCCAGTAAGTGCGGAAGAAGGTAAATTAGTTAAACTTGCACCTGACCCACTAAATGTAGTTGCTGTTAATAATCCTGTAGAAGAGTTAAATGTAAGATTTGATCCTGACTTTAAGCCTAAATCTCCTGTAGCTGCGGTGGTAAACAGAGGAAAACAAGTAGTATCAGAACTTTCATCAGCAATCGTAGAGGTAGTCGCATTGCCAACAGCAACTTGAGTTCCCATATTAATGATGAAATATGTAGATCCACTAGGAGGAGCAGAATCAAAAATTATATCTGTACCACTTACAACATATCCATCTGTCATATCCCCTTGACCAGACCCATCATTGGGTTGCTGCATAACACCATTGATAGATACTCTTAATATCTCTGCATTAACTGGTGTTACTGCTGTACTTGTGCCTTTCGTGACTAGCTTAAATCTATAAGCAGATCCGTTGAATGTAGCTGATCCACCACCAGTTCCAGAAGATGATGCAATATCTAATAAATCTGCTGTTCCCGAAGTAGCTGCTGATCCACCAATCTCTCCCCAAGCACTACCATCATATCCTTCAAATTCTGATGTCTGACTATTGAATCTGAACATCCCGGCAGATGGAGAGCCGGGTCTTTGTGCTGTAGTTCCAGCAGCAACATCAATCGCACCTGTTCCTGTCATTGAAATATCACCACTTACACTAAAGTTTCCACTAACAGTAAGACTAGAAAGTAAAGTTCCTGTAGCTGTAGCTGAGTTTGTCTGAACAGCATTACCCATCAATGAGTGACTTGAGCATTGATAATGGATAACCATTGGAGTGTTATCTGCTATGACAATCTGCACATATGCACCACTTTGACCTGCTGTTCCATTTACAGTTACGTTTGTTGTATAAGCTGTAGTTTTATTTGACTCAAGATAAAAACGTAAAGGATGACCAGAATTACTTGAATGTGATTGGTCAAACTTATAAGTACGGCCAGGTGTAAGAGTTAAAAATGGTGCTTCTTTGCCATCAATTAAATAACCATTTCCAGACCCACTTCCGTTATATCTATGCGCTGCTGTTTTGCTTGCAACAGTAACAGTTAGAGTTTTTACAGATCCAGTATATGTAGCCTGAGTAGAAGCAAATCCTCTAATGTTTCCATCATCGGTGAGAGTTAACGTACCAGTAAAATTAGGATCTGCATTTTGACCAGGTGCTACCCAACTAAGAACTCCAGAAGCGTTACTTGATAAAACATATCCACTTACAGAAGAGTCAGCAGAAGGTAAAGTCCAAACAACATTAGATGAAACTGTTGCAGCAGATTTAAAACCAACATAATGAGAAGAGTCAGCATCTAAATATCTAACCTCTTTTTGACCAGAAACAGATAGATGTTCACTACTTGTCCAAGAGTCTGTTGCATTTACCCAATTAAATGTTTTATCAGACGCACCTTTTAGAGTAAGTCCACCTCCGTCAGCAGTTGTATCAGATGGTGTTGAGACTTTTCCAAGAGTTATATTTTTATCCTCTACATCAAGATTGGTAGTGTTGATTGTAGTTGTTGTACCCCCAACTGTTAAGTCTCCTACTATATTTACAAGACCAGCAGAACTGATAGACATTCTGCCTGTTCCACCTGTGCTAAAGGTTAAAGTATCTGATCCTCCACTAATTCCTGTATTTGGATCAGAATTAAAACTAAATGCAGGGCTACCAGCAGATCCATCAGGTGCTTTACTTAATAAATTTGAATAACTTATCTTTTTATTTTTAGCAGAACCTGTGGCACTTTGATCTATTATCGGCAAAGTATCTGTACTGGCTGGTGCAGTAAGTTCTGTAAATTCTGATATTTTGCGGTTTGTCATAATTAAAACTTGATTATGTACATAAGAGCTACGTTTTTAACACGAACCTCAGTCCCACCACCACTACTTGCAATTGTGTGTGAGTGAGTTGCATCCATACTAAAGCTACCGCATTGTGCTTCTCCTCCAGCATTACCATACAATCTTGCGTTTCTATTTCCTCCTTTAGTAAAGACTCCACTTGCTGAACCATCCATTCTATAAGATTGTGATATTGCTTGAACATCACCAGTAAGAGATGTGGAATCAGTTGTGTGCGTATGATTCTTGTTTTGATCTGTTTGTGTCGAACCAAAAACTCTACTTGCATCTACTCCAGCACTATTATCCCAACCTCTAACAAACTGACCTCTTAAGTCAGGTAGGTTGAAGGTAGAAGATCCATCCCCTGTTCCATGTGTTGTTGATAAAATTGAAAATAATGAAGCATATGTAGATCTACTAATAGCACTACCATTACATTCTAAAAACCCAGAAGGAGGAGTAGAAGCTCCAAAAGTTAATATAGTTCCTACTGGAATACCTGATGCTAAACCACCCCAAGCTGATCCGTTATAACCCTCAAAACTCGTTGTTGTACTATTGAATCTTATTTGGCCTGTAGCTGCTGTTGGTCTTTGAGCGGTTGTACCACTCGGCAATTTTAATGCACCTGTACCACCCATCACTATGTCACCAGCAGAATCTACTGTACCTGTGAAATCTGGAGATGCTTTTGTTGCTAATCCGAAATTATTAGTATGTGCAGCATCTGTAAGACTTCCTAAAACCAACCAGCCATTATTTGCAGAGTTTCTTATTTTAAGTAAATTTGTTGAGGTATCAGCCCAAATTTTATAAGCAACAGTTGTAGTGGGATCTGATGATCCACTATTTAAAGATTGTATATCTCCTAAAACAGCATTAAGCTCAGTTCTAAAAGTAGAACCAACTTGATTAGCTAAATTATAATCTGCTGTATTACTCACTAAGTAACCTCCTTACCAAATCCTGATGCAGCCCATACAAATGATCTTGCGACTGCTGAACTTCCATTTTTGAAAGTGACTTGAAAACCTGTCCTACTTATATTAGCAAGTTCATGGAAATCTCCAGATTGTTGATTGATTGGAGTCACTACTACAGTTGGTGTTTGCTTAAATGGATTTGTAAAAGAAACAGTATATTGAGAAGATCCAGTTGTTACTGGAGTCGAGATACTTTCTGTTCTTCCTTGTAATTCTAGTGTAGCTCCTAATTTAGTAACAGCTATATTTTGGTTTGTGTCATTACTTGTTAATAATGCTTTAAATTGAAATGCTCTTCCTGTAATTAAAACATTACTAAATTCTTTATAGTCACTCCAAGTTGGCGATCCTGATGGGTTATCATTAGTTGCTCTTACATAGACAGCAGCATTACATTTTGTGGCTTCAGTTAATCCACCAACTTGATCTATATATCCCCAACTATCAATTAAATCTGTTCTATCATCCCATAAGTTATTTAAATTAAAACTAGAAGCTTCTAATACTTTCCTAATGTTTACATCATATGGCTGTGTTAAATCTATTGAATTGTTGAATACATATTCACCAGAAGTTGAAACTGCATTACTGCTTTCTGTAAGCTTTAAAGCATCTAATGAAGCATCATATATAGTATTAGTTTTTGATCCTTGAAAGTTAGGTGTGTGTTCATCTATTGAGCCTACTGCAAGTCTTTCTGATGGTGCTGGAAGATTAGTTGTAACTCTAGTATTATTCCAAGCTGAATCTTGTGAACCAGGAGAAGGACTTTCTCGACCACCATCATCCTCAAACTTAATTAGATAAGTTCCAGCAAGTAAAGGCACGATTTTTTGTGTTTGGTTTCCAGCAGCAGCTACAACAATATTTTGCCCATCTTTCCATTGCGCTCCTGTTGTTTTACTAGAATGTCTGATAAGGGTTTTTCCTCCTAGCAACACGTCAAGTTCTGTAGCTCGATTCCAACTTAGTATTGCACTTGTCTCATCAATCGGTAAAAGACTTACACCACTAACATTTTGTGGAGGTGCAGTTTTACCATTAGCCACAAAGAAATTACCATTACCTGTAACAAGTTTTGCTGACTGTACAGATCTTAATCCTGATGGACTTACACTAAAAACTTCTATTTCATAATTACCAGCAATAGTATCTAAAATCTCATAACTTTTTGAGTTTTCAACTGTCCTAGAAGTGTAATTACCATTCTGCAATCTAAAACGAATATAGTGTGTATCAGATGTGCTAGTCCAACTTACAATAATTTTAGTTCTTGCAATGCCAGTATTCTCATAAATAACCTCCTCGCCTGTGATTCCTGTTGGTGATGCTGGTGGTATGTCTAAATTGGTGACATCTCTTACAGGTAAAGCTATGCCACTTTCTATGTGATTGTATTTACCAGAGTTATATTCACTAGCAGTTACTGAATAAAAAGATCTATCTTTTTCCTCTACTGATAATACTCTCCAAGTGCTTGTAGCTATTCCTGTCCCACTACTAAAAGTTTGATATACCCAAATACTATTTGGATTTGGCGCAGCAGAAAAATGTTGACCTAAACTAAATACATTGTTTGACAGCCCAGCAACTGTTTTTGTTTCAACAGTACCATCAGGTAATACACAACTTAATGTAGAGTTTGGCTCAAAAGTTAAATTTACATCTGATCCGCTTACTGTTTTTGCAAATATAGTATCTACTGTCACAGAGTTAGTTGTTGCAGATGTTATACGACCTGCTCTTCTTTCTCCAGACCTCATTGGATCTGCAATTTCTATGATTTGACCAGGCCTTACAACAACTCCAGCCTCTATACCACAGCTAAAAGTTACAATCTCACGTTCTACGTTGCTCATATATAGCATCCATTTCGCTAAACGAGAAGCCTGTCCTCTTGATGTGCAGGCGAAACTGTCAATATTTTTAATTACTGAGCCGTACCTTGCTTGGTTTGCAGTATCAATCTGCTCAACATAATTTATATCTCTAAGTTCTAAATCTAAATATTTTGCAATTACAACTGTAGGTCTTGTTTTTTGGCTTGCATTTGAATAGCTAAAACCTGGTTCTAATACATTTGACAATGAAAATAAATAACTTGAGTCCTTTGGTGCGTCTTGTGTAATTGTTAATGATCCAGCACTCCAAAATGGCATTGATCTAAATACAGAACACATTTGATTTACTACGTTATATGCTTCGCTTTGACTATTTATACAGACATTACAACTAAATCTTGGTTCTGTATTACCTGTACCTGTTCCATCATCGACTTGTTGTGAGCAATAAACAGAAGCTTGATAAAAACTAAATTTATCAAGATCAGACTCAGATAAGTGTGAACCTAATCCATACCTCTCAGAACTTAAAAGATCATATAAGCACCAGGCTGGATCATTTGTAAATTGTGCTGCGCCAAGAGTTCCATTAAATGTTCCAGTATATTCCAAGCTCCCATCAGCACGAACAGTTGCATTATGTGGGATTTTTACTTTTATACCATTTACTAAGTATTTTCTTGATGGTATTGATGAGAATTGCTCTGCATCTACTTTTAAACCAACTAAAGCACTATTTGGATAGCTTCTTTTGTCGTATTTTATTTCTACATAATTATTAAATTGAAAAGCATCAACTAATTTACTTGATGAACTATTTGCAGTTATTCTTGTCACCTTAATATTGACAGGAAAAGCACCACTTAAATTAATCAAATAGTCTCTTACATAAGCATCAGGAGTTCTACCTGCAATAGTGCCATCATTACCAGAAACAACTGTTTGATAACCTCCTCCGCTATATTGAACAGCTATTTGTAATTCTATAGATGTACCAAATATATCTCCCTCATCACTAAACTTTTGTAGTTGTGGAACTGTTATTTGTATAGAAACTGCATCAACATCTGAGTCGGTAATTTGTATAACTTTAGGAGAACCTTGTTCTACTAGAGAAAAACCACTTGCTTTTGTTGTTGCAACATCTCTTGTAATTGGTATTACTGTTTGGCTTGATGTACCAGTTCTAACTTCAAAAGTAACATCTTTAAAATTAAAAGACCCATCAGCAGCTTGAAGAGGTGTGTTATTCAGAAATATAGATTTTCCTCCATCAACAAGTCCTCCGATTTCACCCTCACCTATTAAATCAAGAACTCTTGCAAATGCTTTTGAATCGAGATTATCTTTGGCTTCATGTGGACTACCACCGCCACCGCCACCGCCTTTTCCACCGCCACCGCCAGAACCAATAATCTTCATACTTCTACCTGCTCGTTTTCAATATTTGCTGATACAACCACCGATCCAACCATTGTACGACCATATATCACAGGAACGGCAACACCTGCTCTACTCGTGTTTTGTATGCCACTAAAATTAAATGATCTTCTTGGATCTTGATTTTCTTCGGGAATAGTCTCGACAGGTGTAAGTAAAGTAGATACTCCATTTAAAACCATTGAAGCACCAATAACAGATGTTATTGTTCCCACTTTTGTTAAAAATGCACCTCCCGCAGTAAATCCTGTCATAGTAGTCCCTGCTGCGATTTTACCTCCAGCACCAATCGTTCCAAACATACCAGCACCAGGGAAAAGAAATGAAATACCTATCAATGCTGCCCCAATCAATATTTGCCTACCAGCACCACCTCCAGCACCTGCTACAACAGGAACAATTTTTATGTCATTCTGCCCTGTAGGATGATGTAATTCCTCATCAGTTAGTGTCCAATCATTATCGACTATTATTTTGTAATATCTATCAGCCATATGACTTTCTAGCTTTGGAAAATTAACAACTAAAAACCTAATAGCTTGTGCAGCATTATTAACCTCTGCCTCAAAAGTTTTCTGACCTAAAAACTTTGCGAGTTCTCCGTATAGCTTAATTTTTCTTAGCATAACGAATCCTTTTACCTGTGCATTTTAGCAACCATTCATCTAATAAATCACGACTTGATAATCTATTTTGTAAATGATGCAAAACTGTTTGCTGTCCTAAGTAAACACCAATATGATTCAATCCGCTACTACTTATTGACATTAATAATAAATCTCCATATCTTAAGTCTTCTGTTGGTAATAATTCTCTGAATCCTGTTTCTTCAAAACAATCATCAAACATTGGATTTTTTATAAATTCATCGGGATCATTAGGTCTTACCCAATCTTTTAATTCTATTCCAAATTCTTCTGCATACCAATCTCTACATAAACTCCAACAATCATTAACACCCCAAACCCACTTTCTACCTATTAATGGTGCTTTATAGCCACATGGCTCACAATATTGCCAATCGTTTGAATCTGGTTGTACGATCCACCATTTTAAATTCGATTTTTCACAGGCAACCCTATCTGCCTCACTTGGTCTTGCACTTGTTAAAGGATGACTATGCACAACAGCAGTTATTTCGCCTTGATCTTCTGCCTCAATCCAATCTTCTGGAGACAATATAAATTGATTGTCTGGATTCGTAGCTAAATTCTGACATGGAAAATATACTTCTTTTCCTTTTTTAATTATTAATAGACCACAAGATTCTTTTGGCTTGCTTTCTATTGCGTGTTGTAATGCCTCATTTTGCCACATTAGAAGAACCCACCTACACCAGGAAAATCATCTGGCAAAACTTGTCGTTTAGGCAACCTAACTCCATTTAGGTCAAAACTTGCAGCAAGTTCAAATGCAACTTCTGCTCTATTTTCTCCTGTCTTACGATCTATAAAGAATACTTCATCAGGAAACTTAGCTGTAGGATCAGCAGTACCAAATGTGTTTTGACCTGATTCTAAGTCAACAACACTATCATCTTCTTGTAAAAGAAAAGAACCATCTTCTAATAAAATATCACCACCCTCAAAGTTATCATCATCAATAAAACGTCTTAGAGTTCTTATTCTTGTCACCTTTGCCCCTTCTAAGCCTTGAGGTAAAGTTAAAAGAATAGTAGTTATGTCTCCAAAAATATTTGATATTTTTAACGTAGGTCTTGGTAATTGTTTACCATTAAACTCGAACCCCTCTGCTTCAATAGGCATCCTTGTATATTCATTATTAGCAAATATTAGATTTGCGTCATTATTAACTCCAACACCATTATGAAAATAATAAGTTTGAGAAACACCATGAATAGTTGTATTTAACTCAAGTTGAAAAAGCTCAACAATATTGTCTATATTTGGGGTTTGTAACTCAGATACAGGTACAGCCATTAAGGTTCAAATACTTCTGCAAATTGAACTGTTATCGTTGCCAAACCTGGATTATTTATTTGTTTTTTTCTATTTAAAGCACGATATTTACTTGTTGTTGGCTCATCAGGTGCTTGCCAGTTAAAATAATCACCATCTGAAATACGAGCATCTAAGAAAGTTTCTATAGTATCGCTTTCTGCTTCTGTAATATTTTCAAAAGTAAGATCATAAACTTTAGGATTTATGTTTAATCCAAACTTCACTATTTGTTCATAACCATCTTGAAATCTAGCTCTAGTCACAAAAGGTTCAACAGACTTAGTAACTCCGTAAACAGGTTGTATTGATGGAAAAGTTTGAGCCATTATGAAAGTAAGCCTCCAGGTCGTTTTTGTTTAATAAGTTCTGCTTGTACTGCCATACCTAGCATTTTGCCAAGCTGTGCAGCTTGATTTGAGTCACCTTCAACACTCGATCCTGACGCATTAACATTAACACTTATATTACCAATTCCGCCTCCTTGTGATGCTACCCCAAGTTTTCCATCTCTTCCACGTTTTAAAGGGATTATAGCTTCTGCACCAGCTTCACCCATTAAACCAATACCGCCATTCGCCATTGGGAATAAGGTTGGTTTTTTTACTATTCCACCATAAGCATATGGAACAATTTTGTTTTTAGCAAACACATTACCCATTGCACTTGGAACTACATTACCTTTATCAAATACATTACCTTTTGCATTAGATATATCTATATTTGGAAATATGCTTGTGAATAATGGTTTAACTATTGCATATCTAACAAACATTCTTGTTAAATCAGCAATTATAGAATTTGCAAGATCTCTAAAGTTTAACTTACCTGTTTGGACAAATTTTACTAACGCATTTTCTATACCCTTAAATGCGTTCACAAAAGCTTCTTCTGTTTGTTTAGCAATATCAAAAGCAGATTTAGCAAATTGTTTTAAAGGTGAGTCAGTTCCTGTTCCAGTTAGTTTTGGCAAATTAGATACATTTGTTGAACCATCGCCAGTTGTACCTTCTCCAGTTTCCCCCTCTACAAAAAAACCTTTTAGAGTCTTCATATTTAATTTAAGCTGTTCAAAAGTATCTCCAAATCCTTCTTGTATTACTTCAAAAGCTTTTTTAAACTCAAAGTTTGCAACGTGATATAAAATTTTAGTCAAATCAACTAATGATCTAGTCAAAAACCTAACTCCCTCAAGAGTTACAAATATAAAAGTACCTAATACTTTAAATGTACCTGTTATAAATTTCATTGCTCCTTCAGACTCTAATATTCCTTTGGTGATGTCCGCAAAAGCTTTTTGGAAAGCAGCACCAATAGGCTGAACAGCATCTCCAATCTCTTTTTTAAACAAAGAACTTATAACACTTAATCTTTGACCTGCATCGGCTGATGAATTTGCAATATCAAGTGCAATCTGACCGAAATCTAAATTTAATTTTTCAGCAAATTTTATAACTTGATCTAAGCTAACAGTACCATCCCTCAAGTCTTTCTGAAGCTCTTGCAAGCTACTACCATTAGCTTCTGCAAATTTCACAACCGCACCAGCCAATCTTTCACCTAACTGACCTTGTAGTTCTTCAGCAGATACCTTACCTTTACCAAAGATCTGCGTCATGGCTCTTATCGCAGATTGTACATCATCTGCACTACCACCAGTTGCTTTAATAGAACTTGCTACCCCAAGAAATACTGTTTTTGCGTCTTCGAGACTTCCTCCAGCACCTAAAACAGAAGCTGCTAATTGAGTAAACTGTTTAGTAGTTGTATCAATAGGTATATTAAGTTTTAAAGCAGTATCACTAATAAATTGCAAACTATCTTGGAATGAGGCACTATCCCCAACTATTGCCTCAAGTGCAATTTCTAGCTTTTGTATTTGTGCTGAAAACTCAGCAGCTTCTTTTGTATATCGTGCAAGAGCAACTGAGGCATCTATTCCAAGACCAATACCAGCACCAGCTATACCACCAGCTAATGTGCCAGTTTTTAAATAACCTGCTGTCATTCCAGTTTGTGCGCCAGCAGGTAAAAATCTACCTATAGAAGCAGTTAAAGCAGTTCCACCACCTGCTTTTGCTCCAGCCCCTAGCTGTCTGAAAAGACCACCAGATTTTGTTTGCTTACCCATCAAAACATCATATTTAGCCGATAACTTATCTATCTCTCTTCCAAGTCTTTTGTAGGCATCACTTCCAATACCTACATTATTTCTTAATTGCTTTAAAGCAGCTATTTGTTGATTAAATGTATTTACACTACGCTGACCTCTTTTGTCATAAGAAGTTATTGATTTGATAGCTTTATTAAGTTCTACTGGTGTTAATCCAATATTTTTATTTAGCTTGCCAAATGATGAGGACAGCTTCCCTAATTTTGCTACACCTTCAACCTTTACTCGTATTTCTTCTATATTGACAGATTTAGCCACTATTTCTTCTCCTTATTAAATTCTGTCAAAACAACTTGTTCCATTAGTTGTAAACCTTCCAGCATTTCTTTGCGGTTATCCACATCATAGAGGTCAAATAGTCCTCCATCAAGTAATAACACTTCATATTTCAATCCTACTACACCTCCAAAGGTTGTGTTCCATTGTGTCTGACAACGTAAGAACATATTTACAATATCCCAATTTTCTTGAAAAACCTCAAAGTCTTTCTTTTCCTCTGGTTGCTTCTCGATTTTTACACCAAGCGCAGCAGCGTCTTGTTGAGTTTCATCTATAACTTGTTTGCCACTCGAAGCCCAGTATTTAGCAGCATCAATTAGTTTCCCACTTGTGCATTAGCATAGAATTTTTTAAAAGCATCTAATACACCAGCTACAAAATCAAGATCTTCTGAAAACTCTTTTAAAGCTTTTTCTGAAAACTCAATAGGTGTACCATCTTCTTCACTCACATCAGACCATCCAACTAATACTTTTTTTAGTGCCTCAAACTCATCTGCACCTTCAAATTCGGTAAGTTCTTTTCTTGATAGACGTTTAAATTTACCAGTAAACGTAGTCTCATCAAATTCGCCTGTTTTTTCTTCACTAGGCTTACTAACAGTTACAGGCCAAGGATAAACCTTAGTTTTTTTTCTTACAAATGCCATAAATTAAAATATATACTTCTCTACTCTACCTCAGTAGTCAATACTTAGTCAGTATCTATAAGTAAACGATTGAAACCTCGTCATTTGCCGTTGATGGTACTAATGTGTATGGAATATCTAACATTTGTATTCCATCCATCTCTGAATAAGCAACATCGCCAATATCAGCTTTGGTGGATGTTACTTGAACCTTGTTTCCAGCAGTAGTTCCATGCAAGAAAGTAAGATTACCAGTAGTTTCAGCAACAGCAGCAGCAAAATAATCTTTTGTACCAAGTGCCATTGCTTCTATTTGTACTGTACCTGAGATGTTTCTATTTGTTATTAGTGTTTCTTTTGTACCACCAACAAGCTCACGATAAACTATTTCATTACCTATATCCATAGATATACTTTGTAAAGCTGCACTATGAGATAAAAGTTGGAAGCCAGTTGTATTACCATTTTTAAATATTAATGGTGTTGCTTGATTTCCATATGTAGTAGCAGGCAATGCTGTGTCAGTAGGAGCATTGTATATCCCAGTAAAAGTAAAATCAATCGAAGGAATTTCGCCAACGGAAGCGTTAATCGTAAAACTTCCTCGACACCCAGTAACGATATGTCTTACACCATCTGTGTTGTAGTGAATAGTAACAGATGAAAAACTAGCTGAGATTGGTTCGTAAGTAACGCTAGTTCCAGAAGCTACAGTCTCCGAAAAACCACACGCTTTAAGCGCACTTCCGTATCTCGGAGCCGTCCCGGCTGCGCCAGATCCAGCAAGTTCCACACTAAAAGTAACCTCAACTTTTGTGTTTGCAAGAAGCTGCTGAAAAGCACCTAAAAATGGTCTTACAACATCTCTGCTTACAACATCACTTGATTGTGGTGTAATTGACAGATCTCTTACAAGAACAACATCTGTTGCTGCTGGAGTTGGATCTGTTCCGTAGCTGCTCTCAGCTTCAATTAGAATTACTCTCTTCCTTGTCAGTTGTGCCATCTGTAGTTACCTCAGTAGGGGGTTCAGCTTGTTTAGTTTGTTGAACTAGCTTACGTTTGCCAGTTTTGGGGTTCAGTATGTAAGTACCGCCCTCGTTTGGAATTTCATTTTCCATATTACTCAATCAGGGTTGTTAGGCTTGCAGTTTCATTATAATTTATGTTGATAAATCGTTATAACTGCTCCTGTAGTCGATTTCATACTCACAGGATACTATGCCTGCTGGCTGATCTGCTTCAATAACATCAAAGGTTACTGTTGCTGGTCTAACATCTATTGCAAGTCCTCCTAAAGTTGGATCGTTAACAACTTTAGTATGTAAACTCTCAATAGTTGGATCTGCTGAAGTATCAGGTGTTTGTGATCTAACAACAACTACTATTCTTACTCTTAATGTCCAATCTATCTTTAGATAGGTTGCACTATTAACAGTAGGCTCATCAGTAACAAATTCTAAAACCAAACTAGGGGACTCTGCTCTAGCCATAGGCTCTGCTCTACTTCTGTAGATACGATTTCCTACTCCTGTTGTATTAGCAAGATTAGTTTTAATCGCAGCTAAAATTTGTTCTCGTTTACTAGCCATTTCACACCTTCATCAAAGATACTATACATAAACTACCATCATCTATTTTTCTTACACTCCTTACTTTATAACTAACTGAATCTACTGATAAAGTAGAGTCATATAAGACCGCACCTAAATCAGAAGTTTTAGCTGTTAACTGATAGTCAGTTGTTAGAACACGATCATCAGCAACAATTTCGTCTGGTTGATCTAATATTCCTTTATAAGTAGTGCCACTATAAACAACAGTATCTGTAAAATCAGCAAAATATGTATCGAGATCTTCAGTAAATGCCATAGGAAAAAGCCCTCACTAAGAGGGCTATATTTTTATCCGTACTTTTTAAGACCAACTAAGTTGATGCTAAAAGTAAATGTTGGGGATGATCCACCAATTGTTTGAACAATCTTGATGTAACGCTTGCACTCATCTTTATTAATTGCAAGTGTTTGCATTGAAGCAGATCCTGTTACCTGAGTAAAAGTAGCACCAGATAAATCTGTATATGTACCACTTGAGGCATCAGATTCAGTAATTTTAATATCTAATGTTGGAGAAGAACCGCCACCAGCAGCACTATCCAAAATTAACATTACATCTCCATCATATTCGAGAAGATCTATTGCACTTGATGTAGCTGTGCTTGTAACAGCAGCAGTAGCAACACCAGCAACAACAGTAAGTTTTTCTAAGTTCTGTTGAATAACAGACATTTTAAGATTCCTCCTGAGTAGAAATAAACTCTTCTAATTCTGCAATTAGAGCAGTTTTGTTTTGTCTTCTATCGAGTTCTATTCCAAGCTTGCGACCATAAGTTTCGATCTGTGATTTTGTCATTTCAGAAAAATCAACTTCGTCACTATCGGCAGGCTCTGGCTCGACAACTGGCTTTGTACTGGCAATAGGTGCTTCACAAACTTCAACAGCTAATTCAGCTTTCTCTACTGCTATCAAATACTGACCAGTTTGCTCTTCAACATCAACGATAGTGCCGACACTCGTAGGAGTGCCAGCTATCATTGTTGCTCGTAGCAATTTAACCTTCATATTATGTTCCGAAAGAGAACGCAGTTGGTTGCTTAACAGCAAAGTCAACATCCTGTAACGCTATTATTCTTACGCTACCGCTTGTTGCGTTTGCATATGGATCTACTGTTAGATCTAAACCAGACCACATACCAATCACAAACTGCGAGAAGTCTCCAAAGAGTACATCATTGTTTGCAAGTTGGTTAGAAACAATAGCTGGATAACCATTAATTTCGTTGTTCTCAAACACGAACTGTCCTGTGTTTGTAGCCTTTTCTGTTGACTTCAAAGCACCTCTAGCAGAAGCGTTAATTAGGTAGTACATATTAGCTACATCAGCATTTGCTGCGGCAACGTCTGTCTCAAGTGCTATGTACTCAGCAAAAGTACCGAATGTAGTAATTGTTGATGTACCTACACCAGTTGTATCTTTGATACCTAATGGCTCATTAGAACTACCAGATCCATAGATAGCTGCGTTATCTAATTTAGTAGCAATAACCTTTGCAATGTCATCTCTAATCATTGTCTCAACGTCTATAGATGACTGAAGAAGTAATCTTCTTGAGTAGTCAACAAAAGCACCAATTGTCTTTGGTGTCATGTTCACTTGGTCAAAAGCTTGCTGACTTTCTGTTGGTGCGCCTGACTCACCTACAAAGTAAGCAGTTGATGTAGATGTCATTCTTGGGATAGACACGTTACCAGACAATCCTGTAAGCATTGTTGGGTTTGTTGCCATCACAGCCATTCTCTTTCTAAGAATGTCAATAAATGAACCTGCTAATAATTCTGTTGGAACTAAGTTACCACCAGCAGTTGCAGTACCCACGTTCAAGTCTCTTTGTAAAACTTCGTTAGGAACTAAAATTCCATTTGCAGGTTTCTCATACTTCTTAGAAGCTGCGTCAGAAACCTCTCTCTCAAAAGCTGCTGCTTCTTGAGCTTGACGATCTGTTGGGTTTGCTAATGCGTTTAATGCTCTTAAGAAAGAGAAACGCTTAATTTCTTTTTGGTCTAAGCCAACTTCATTAGTACTCATGTCAGTAGAACGTATTGGTGTATTAACTGCCTCTGCCTTGTTTTTAACAAGATCGAGGATAGCTGCTTTAGCTTCTGCTGGTGACTTATTAGATTTAATAAGTGAGTCAGTAAGCTCTTCTGCTCCATACTTTCCAAACTCACGACATAATGAAGTGATTGCTGCTGTACGAGCATTATTTTCATCAATAGCACGTTGAACTTCGGCTTTGATGTCGATCTCAACGGATTTCTCCGCTTCAACCGCAGTTTCTTTAGTTGATTCTTCCATAGTGCGAACCGAGGGTGATGCGGATTCTTCCGCAGAAATAATCTCCTGTTGAGGTGATTTATCTTCCATAGTAATACTATTGCCTTGTGAGGGTGAGATCAAGCTTCTGCCGAAGCCTATTGTTGGATCTGCCGGGACTGTTACGACAGACAATTCATGGACAGACCATGATCTTGCAAGCATACCATCAGAAGTCTCATCCATATCATTTATAGAATACCCAAAGCTAATACCTCTTAATATTCCATCTTTTACATCCTCTAAAATCTCAGATGCAAACTTACTTCTTGAGAAACGTATTTTTGCATAACCTCTTTTATCTTCTCCAATATATGCACTCTCAACCACACCTATAGGCTTATCCATATTGTGATTAAAGAGAACTGCACCGCCATCATTTAGCCTGCTAAGATCAGCAGCACCATCTTCATGGCTTAATACTTCGTTACCAAAATATCTTTTTACTGGATATTCAGAACTAAAAGGAAACTCAAATGTGCGTGATTTCACATTTTTAAAGTCCGTAACCTCTTTACGTTCAAATCTATCTCCAGCATCAACACTTCTAATCGCTGCAATTTTTGTAAGTGTCGAAAATTTATGGCCGACCTTTCTATCGGTAGCCTCCCCATTTCGATACAACGTAATTAATGCAGCAGGGTCATCTGCTGTTCCAGTAATAGTAAAAGAACTATCAGGTACATCTATTGATCCATCTCTAACGATACGATCAATTTTACCCCTAGCCGTACCACCGCTAGAGTTCCATCTAACAAAATCACCAACCTTTAACCCATCAGGTTCGGCTCTGTGTTCTGTTTTAGTTTCTTCAGTCATAGTGCGTTCTCTTGCTTTTTTGATTGAATTAGATTTAGCCCTAGCCCAAGTCTGGCCGGGGTCACCTCCCCAGGCAGCCCAAGCTACCCTTCCGTTACTAGGATAGCCAGGTTCCCCTGGTCGGTATCCCTCGCCTGATTTATCCGACTCATGCCGAGCAAACCATGCGTTCATTGTAATCACAGTATCAGGTGATAGCTCATTTCCGCTTAATATTTGTGTTGCTCTTGTTCTTGCGTCATCAGTTCCACCACCTTCTCCTTCTTTTTTCCATTTTCTATATTTTTCTGCTTCCTTTCTCATACCATCAGTAGGCATAAGATTTATCTCTGTTCCATTAACATTCGCCATAGTTAATCAGTTTTCTTTTTGCGTGTTTTTTTAGCTCTAGTAGGTGGAGGAGTCGGAGGTGCTTCCTGTCCTATTTCTACCTCTAAATCTAAATCTTTATCTAATGTAACTCCTAACCCTTGTGCGACATCCTGTTCTCTTGCAATCTCAGAAACAATATCGTCATAATCACCACCATTTGTCTGTGCTATGACTTGTGATTTAGTCATATAGCCAGCCTGTTCTGCTTCTCTATAAGCTTTTATTTCTTTTAGAGGATCAACATAATGTTGCGCTGGTGGAGTCCATCTTGGTTTGCAATATCTCATAGAGTTTGCAGAATAATCAGGAAAATCTAACTCTCCTGTCAATACTGCAAGTTCTATCCACATTTTAAAAACTCTAAGATGAAAGTTTTTAATCATGTACTTTTGACAGAAACTCCAATGTTGCCTGTCTTCTAACAAGCTAAGTCTTGAGCTTGAATAATTAGTTTCTGAAAAGTCTTTTGATATTGTCTCAAAACTGCAACCTATACCAGTTGCAAAACGTCTAATTTTGTTTTTTACAAACATCTCATATTGCTGACTTGGATAATCAATGTCAGGTACATTTACAGATTCATTAGGCATTAGATACCTAAATGTACCCGGCTCAAAGTTTTGTATTCTCTGTGCATTTTGTACATCATCACCAATCAATTCACCCTGATCGTTTTGTATAAATCCCATAATACTTGCACCAGCCCTAGCTCGTATAACAGCAGCTTCTTCATAGCCCTGTAATTGGTGCATATCGTTCATCACGCTATGAAACCAAGGTACACCTCTGTTCTGGCCGGGTCGTTCTGGCATAAACAGATGAATAATCTCAGAAGCATTTATAAAAATATGCAATGACTGTTTATTTGCATAATCCAAGTAATAAGCATCGCCCGGATGTTTCTTTAAAATGGCATACCTTTGTGGTCTTCCCCATTCATCAACCTCTACACCATTTCTCCACTCATTGCCTTTGGTGAGTGTCTTGCCGTCATATTCTTCATCTAACAAATCACTTTCAATCAGTTGCAATGCAAGAGGTACTTTTGAATCGCCAAATTGTTGCTTAACAACTCTAAATATTGCTTCTCCTGATTCACACAATGCACCAGCAGCTAACCACTCAAATTCATGGAAGCTATATTTACCAGCACAATCACAACTATCAGCACTTGTCCATTCTGACCATTTTTCTTCTATTAAGTTGTTAACTCTTTGATCTCTTTTGCCACCTCTTTGTTGTAAAACAAGAGACTGAAACTTCATACCTGTACCAACAATATTTATTTGTGTTGTACGCTTTGCTTGTCTAGCATAAGGATTGTTTCTTACAAGTTCTCTTGATCTATCTCTTAGCTTACGCAAACTATTGCGTATTTCGGCATCGGCACTCAACTGGCTACTCATCCAATCGGAAGTAAGCCTAGAAACTAATGCACCTTGATATGCTCTTTTCAAACTGCCAAGAGGTGTAGCTTTCCTACCAAACCCAAGAACTCTTTTTACTGTGTTAGCAATGTTAGATCGTATGCCCATTAGTATGCCTCATTAAAACGAACAAATGTAGCTCTTGGATTGCCAAGGCCATTAGCAATCATTTCTGCTTGTTTTTCTCTAACAAGCTCGGCTTTGTATCTTGCTTCTAACATTATTAACTCTGATAATTCATATTTTTTTGCTGTTCTTGTACCAATTTTATATTCTTGTATAGCACCACCACTAATAATTGTTCTAATAGCTGCTTGTATAACATCTAAATCTTTTTCTACTTGCGAGCGGCCATCATAAGCTGCTGGTGTTCCGCTATAAGATTGTGTTGCAAAAACTTCAAACGATCCTCTATAAATTGTTTGTGTTTCTTGTCCTGACTTGTTAGCTACAGCTTGATAAAACCAATTACCAGCATCAAAATTAGCTGTTGTGGCAGCAGGTATGCTGAATTGAAAGCCATCATTATATGCAGAGCTATTGACAGTAGCTCCTTCTGAGGAAGTGTTTGTTCTTAAATAGTACACAACCGACCAATCTGGACTGCTGATACTGTTTCCGAAGACATCTTGACTCGCTGGGATTCTCCATTGAACAAAATCTCCTGCAATTACTTTTTGTGGAAAGGTCACGATTAATTACCAATTAGCGACAAAATTCGTCTTTTTAGGCGAATTAGTACGTTTTAAGTCTACCTTAGTCTCCTTTAGAGGCTTTTTAGGGTTAATTTTTCTTTCAAACTGGTCAAATATAGTTCTTCTGTCATATTTTTGCAATAATCGTTGATATGCAGCCCACGAATAAACCATTTCATCTAATGCCTCATTCCTAGCATTGCTTTTTTTAACCCAAACACGTTCTTGATAACCATTTTTATACTTTAATACCTGTTTCTCTGCTGTAAGCTCTTGAAAATAATCAGGTGTGATTGTTGGATAGAAATGTATATAACCTTTGCCAATTTCTGCATCTTTTAGCTTATTACTTAAAGTCGTTTTAATTACATCTACACCTACAGGAAATAGTTGCACTCCTTTCTTAAGTGCTTTACCTGTAAAGTTAATATCTACTTTTGAAGGTTTGCCTAATGGTGGTTTTCCTTTCTGACCAACACCTTTAATTCCTATCAATCCAATATGTGATCTTTCCCTGACATATTGATATACCTCATGTGTGTAATGACCACCAGTATCAATCGCAGCACTTTCAATTTTAAGTTCTTTATCATTTACATTTTTAAACTTACCTAGCAAAACCTCATCTAACTGTTTCCATACATCTGCTCTAGCTGGTGAGCCATATAAAACTTGTCTATCTATCAAATACATTTCCTCATTTCTGCCAAATCCAAAAACTGACAAACTTAATCTGTCATCCTGTGTATCAATACCAGCAGTTAAAAATAGTACTTCTTCTGGAGGTTTTGCTCTTTCATATTTTGCTTCTGATGCTCTAATCATCAAAGCATCTGCACCAACCTTTGCCTGATATTCATCTTCCCATGTCTCCCCTAATATTGTGTTTATCCATGTCTTTAGCTGTTCTGGATCATCTTTACTTAATAAAAACTCCTCTACAAGATTTGACCAACTTGCATTAGGTGAATAAGAATATGCAGCCCATATGTGAAAACCAACGTGTTTAGATTTGCCGGGTGCAGTTGCCCTCCACTCACCACGTTCTACCATCCATCTTTTCTTGTTATGAGGTATGGCTTTTGTACAAGACTCACATTGATAGTGAACTGTATCAGGATCGTCATTTTGCCACTTAAATTGCGCCCATCTTAGATATTGCATATGACCACAATGCGGACATGGTACATAAAAACGATTTTGACAAGTTTGTAAAAACATTTTTTCTATACGAGAAAAATCTTTTACAGTCGGTGTGGAGCCAGATACGATTTTACGATTCCAATAATATTCTGTTCTTCTAATACCTAACTTTATTTGATCTCCCTCAGTACCAGCAGATGCAGGGTAGCCATCTATCTCATCAAACAAAACTATTCTTCTGCTAACCCTTCTAAATCCTCTAGGTGAATTAGCACCTACTAGAGATAATGTGCCACCAGGAAACTGTTTTTGTAAAAGCGTATTTTGACCATCTTTTGCTTTTGCATCACTTACAAGACCATGCAAACATTTAGTGTCTCTTAGCATAGGTGCTACTTCTTCTTTGGAATATCCAGTTGCATCTTCTATAGTTGGCTGCACAACCATAATTGGACATGGATCTTGGTGGATGTGATAGGCAATAACATGATTAAGAATTTTAGAATATCCAACCCTAGCTGATTTCATTATTGTTACTTGCTCTATATCAGGATTAGTTATTGCATCCATCATCCCTTTTTGATATGGCAATGTTCTCCATCTGCCACCTTCTGCCGAACTTTCTGCTGATAGATAGGCATACTCATCTGCCCAATCACTAAGACTTAATTTCTTAGGAGGTTTAAAACTATCAAATGCTATTTGTTCTAAAGATAAAAGATTACTCATGCAGTAGATAATTCTTCTAACGCTTCTCTAACAATGTCATCTATACAACTAACTGCATTTGTATCTAAATCAGGTAATCGTTGTTTTGCTTTAGATGATATTCCTAATAATTTTGTTCTTGCTGTAGTTATAACTTCTGTCCATTTTTGTTGTACTTCTTTTAATGGCACAAGACTGTCTTCTTTTTGTTTGCGTTCTAACTCAAGCAACTCAGCTTTTAAATGTTCTGTCCTAGCCCTGCTTTCTTCGTACTCAGGTATAGAGTCTAATGTTATAGAAGATCGCTTACGTTTTGGTGCTGATGTTTGTGGATTAGTCTTCATCTGTCTAAAAGCAGACTTTTTGTTCCATTCTGCAACCATAGTGTCGCTGTTTATAACTATATTTCCTTGATTATCTTCCATTGCTGTAAGACGGCCTTGCTTGATCGCCATGTAAACCGCTTGTATAGTCACACCCATTTTTTCTGCTGCTTCTTTTCTAGTGATAAGAGCCATAGTGTAAATCTGATAATGCTATTTCTATTTACAATAGCGTATCTTGATAAATATGGTATAATATACCGCCCTGATTAGGGTTAATAAATTATAAATAGGTCGGTTTGTAAGCAATGTAAATACATTTGTAAATTTGTGCCTAGAAAAATTTTGCGCTCCGAAGTTACC